CTCGGCGGAGGTATCACGAACCGACCGTTCTTGAAGAACCTGATGCCGATCAACCTGTCCGAACTCAGCTTCAACGAGCCGGACCTGTCCAACAAGAAGGAGAACGAGGTGGACCCGAAGCAGGCGCGCAAGCGTCGGGCTGGCCGAGGATGCATCGGACGAGGAACTGGCCACCCGGCTTGGCTTGATCAAGCAGCTGGGAGAGGCGTTCCCCAATGGTGCTCCGCAGGTCACGCCCCCGAAGGTCGAGACTCCGCCGGCTCCGCCGGCTCCTGCCTTCCAGCTTACGGAAGACATCAAGACCCTGTCGGAGAACAACCCGCAGGTGAAGGCTCTTCTGACCTTCGTCGAGAGCACGGTGCAGGCCAACAAGGATAACGCGGTCAAGCTGCGCGAGCAGAATGTCGCGATGAAGCTGACTGAGTTCGACAAGAGCGGCCTTGTGCTGACTCCGACGGCTCGCGAGGCTGTGTCTGCGATCATGCTCGATGAGGCAATGACTCCGGCTCTGTCGGAGAAGATCTGGGCGGTCCTGGCTGACGCTCGGAACAGCAACAAGTTCTTCATCCAGCTCGGCGAGATCGGTTCTAGCGCTACCGCGCAGCGCCTGGTCTCCGGCGTGACTGCGACCGACAAGTACAACGGCTTGGTCAAGCAGCTCATGGAGCAGGACAAGCTGGGTTACGCCGACGCTGCAATTCGCGTCTCGCAGGCACACCCGCAGCTGATGGAAGACTACCGTCAGGAATCGTTCGCTTTCAAGGAGTAAGAAGGGAGGGTAGGTCATGGCTGGTGGAGCTAACTACATCTTGGACAAGGGTTTCCCTGTCCTGAAGACGTACAACTCTTCGAGTGTGAACGGTGTTCAGGCTTTCCGTGCGGTCAAGTTCTCCGTGTCCGGCGGTAAAGCAAACATCGACCTGGCCACCGCAGCGACTACTCAGCCGCTCGGTGTCGTTCAGGAAAACATCGATGCGGTGAAGGTCGCGTACGGCAACGCTGTTGCTTCTGTGCGACTGGAAGGCATCACTAGGATGGTGGCTAACGCCACGCCGGGCGCTATCGCTCTCGGCTCTCCTATCATGGCTGGTTCTACGGGCGGTGCCGTTCTGGCTACAACTGGTGGCACCAACTTCGTCCTCGGCCTTTGCGTTGGTATGACCCAGCCGGGTGGTACTGTCCTGGCCGGCGACCTGATCGACGTCCTGCTGACGCCCGGCCCGCAGAAGCTGGCCTAATACACACCTGAGGGGAGTGAAACAGAGTGGCAGCTTACAACCCGTCAGGTGGCGGCAACGTCCACGTCGATCAGATTCTTTCGCAGATCAGCATCGCGTGGCCCAACGCCGGACTAGTCGGTGAGAAGCTGTTCCCGAGCGTCACCGTTCGGAAGCAGACTGACAAGTACTACATCTTCGGTCGTGAAGCATGGTTGCCGGAAGCCGGCGACTACCGTGCTCCTGGCACTGAGGCGAACGAGATTCCTGGTCTCCAGGTTTCGACCGACCAGTACTACGCGGCAGAGCACGCCCTGCAGATCGCGGTCACGGACGAGGAGCGCGAGAACGCAGACGCGCCGCTTGCACCAGACCGCGATGCAACCGAGCTGGTGACTTCGCGCATCATGCTTGGTCGTGAGTTCGCGATGATGACGCTGGCAACCACTGCAGCGAACTACGCATCGACGAACACCGCAACGATGTCCGGTACCACGCAGTGGAACGACTACGTCAACTCGGACCCGATCTCCGCCCTGCGGACCGGAAAGACTGCGATTCACAACCGCATCTTCATGGACCCGACTGTCGCGGTGGTCCCGTACCTGGTGATGGTCACCCTCGAGGACCACCCGGACTTCCTGGAGCGCATCAAGTACTCCGAGCGGGCGATCTTCTCGCCGGAGCTGCTGAACGCGGTCCTGGGCCTCGGCGAGATCGTGGTTCCTGGTGTCGGCTACAACAGCGCACACGAAGGTCAGACTACCTCGCTCGGCTACCTGTGGCCGAAGGACGTCGTGCTCGCATACGTCCCGCCGCGTCCGGGTCTCAAGATCCCGGCGTACGGCTACGAGTTCCAGTGGGGCGGTCAGTTCGTGGATCGGTGGCGTGAAGAGAAGCGCGCATCGGACCTTCTGCGAATCCGTCGTCGTTACGACCTCAAGCTGCCGGCCCAGGGCGACCCGGGTTCTGCAGACGCAGGTCTTTCCATCGCGGGCTACGTCATCAAGACCGCGATCGCGTAAGGAGAGATCATGCCGCAGTTCAAAGCACTCTCGAACATCACCCACGGTGAAGAGCAGGAAGACGGCACTGTCGTCGAGACGCACTTCCCGTACGGTGCTGTCGTCGAGGGCATCAGCAAGGAAGCAATGAAGAACCTCTGGAACGCAGGGGTTCTGGAGCAGGTCGACGAGACGCCGGTTCCGGTTGCCACGTCGACGGTTAAGGCCCCTGCAGCACCGGCCGGTGATGGTGGCTCTGAAACCACTGATCCAGCGTCGGGGTCGGCGGAGTAGGAGTTCGGCTCGTAGAGCGCGGGGATAGGGCGGGCATCTCAGGCACCGGGGTGCCCGCCCACACGCCTAATAGGAGGGGGGTTAGGTTATGGCTCGAATCAATGTCGCTGAGGCGCAGGCCTGGCTAGAGTCGACCAAGGGCAATTTGAACAACGCTCTTGACGGCAACCTTCTTGGCAACCTCGAAGAAGAGGTCCTCGACGAACTCGCTGCCGTCTACGACACCTCCACTTGGAGCGACCCAACCAACACTCCTAAGCTCGTTCGTACAATCATCTCGAAGATGTACGCTGGCTGGTTCTATATGCGCCAGTACAGTGAGGACACCGACGCTAAGAATCCATACGCACAGTCGCTGCTGGACAACGCGCGCATGCTTATGGATGGATTGCTTGACGGCTCGATTACCCTTCCGGGTGTACCGACCGCTATTTCGGGTCAGATTACCTTCTACCCGGATGACGCCAGTAGTGCAACAGATCCTCGTACGTCGGATGACCCTTCAGTTGGTCCTGCGGCGTTCTCTATGACTACGAGGTTCTGATGCCTGGCCTACCTCGTGAGCCTATTACGACGGGCTCAATCTCTTCGGGAATGATCGCCAATGCTATCCGAGGCCTTCGTTTTGATACGATTCGATCTGTCAAGTGGGAGCTCAAGCCTTCGGTAGGTATTGTCGCTAAGGATGTCCAGCGTCTAGGTATGGACATTCGATCTTTCCATGAGCCTCTGGTAAAGATCGTTAAGCTTGTTTTGATTCCATCCATTCAGAAGAACTTCGCCGAGGGTGGACGACCGGCGTGGGAGCCTCTAGCCGAGAGCACGGTACGGGTCAGGCACTACTCCGCTTGGCCAATCCTGCAGGTTACGGGCAAGCTCAAGAAGCGTGCAACACAATTCAACATCTGGGACATCGGTTCAGGCACGGCGACCATTAGATCACTGCCTAGTGATGTGTTCTATGGTATGTTTCACCAAGCAGGTGTCGAGGGTCATGAAGCTGACATGAGCCGAGCACTGGCAGCTAAGCCAGCTAGGAAGGGCGTTGTCAGCGCTGCAGACATAATGCAGGCCTCAGGTGGTGAAGGGTGGAGCCTACCAGCTCGTCCGTTCATCATGTACCAAGAGCAAGACATTCCGAAGATGGAAGCTATCTTTGCTCAGTGGATGGAAGAGCGTGCTATCAGGTCCGGCCGCTTTAGGAGCATGTGATGGCAAACATTGATTCACTGGACCTGGTCGCGCAGGCCTTGGTCAATAAGATCACCACAGCGGCTGCGAATGGTCTGCTCCATGATGCTCTCGGTGACACGATTCTTCAACCGGCGAACGTCTTCTACGGCGACCAGAGTAAGTACCCAGCAGTTCCGGCGGTTGCAATTGAGCCGAATAGTCGTCCGCGGACCCTTAACGGACTATCATTCCGTACGGACAACAACTTCACGGTTTACATCTTGTGCTACCACAGCCAGCTTGATCAGTCAATACAGAAGACACGGCAGCAGATCCAACAGCTGTCCGAGAACATAGAAACACTAATCCACCAGGATCCGCAACTTGGAGGCCTGTTGGTTCATTGTTTCTGTGAGAACAATGAGTCCGGGTACACGTACCGTAGTGGAACGTTGTACAGGAGCAATCGCATCACGTTCAGTGGCTATTCCAAGACGATGCTGCGGAACCCGTAAAGGAGAAGCATGCTAGCGTACACGATCGAGGCGGACCGCAATGCCATTGTGGAAGGTCTGGCGCTGTTCAACGCAGGTGAGACTAAGACGTTCACTGAACAGGATGCCGAAGCCTTCTTCAACTTCCGCGGTCTGAAGCTGAACCAGGGCAACTTGCCGGAGGGTCTAACCCTCACTGTAACCGTTAAGGAGGACTAGTGTCTCTTGGCATTGGTGCTGGTGGGTTCGCAGGCCTGGCCTTCGAGGCTCTGACCCCTCCAACCAACTTCGTAGGTACTCCCGCAGCTGGTGGTGCTCTTACCGCTGGCACGTACAAGTACTACATCACCGCGATCAACGCTGTCGGTGAGACGACCGTCAGCACTGAGGTTACCGTTACCACTTCGGCAGGTAACCTGACTTCAGCCCTCACCTGGAACGCTGTTGCAGGTGCTACGGGCTACAAGATTTATCGTACAGCAGCAGCAGGTGCTTCGAACTCCGAGCTTCTGCTCACCACGCTCGGTGCAGTCACCTCGTTCAACGACACTGCAGTGGGTGCACCTTCTGGTGCCTTCCCGACCGTGAACACCGCATTCACTCCGGGTACCTACACTGCGCCGACTAAGTTCTTCCCGTTCAACAACGAGTCGATCAAGTTCGTGCAGGACACGGTCTGGCGTCGCCCAATCCGGAAGAGTGCCGACGTTGTTGGCGCTAGCCCGGGTAACTCGCACATCGAGGGTGACATCGAGATGGAGGCGTTCGAGGACGTCATCCCGTACTTCTGCTTCGCAGGACGTATGACGTGTGTCAAGAGCGGTTCGAACCCGAACTTCGTGTACACCTTCACTCCGATCGATACGGCGATTCCGCCGCGGACCTTGTCGATCACACTTCACCGTATCGACGTTGGCATCTTCGGCTACGTCGGCTGTGTTGTCTCGGCAATCAAGTTCACGATCGACAACGGTGAGCTCATGTGCACCGTGAGCATCGTGGGCACGGATGAGGCTTCGCAGTCTGATCCTACGCCGACGTTCTCGACGGTTGGTTCGTTTGGTGCTGGTCAGTACAGCATCGAGGTTCCGACGGGTTCTCCGGTCTTCGATACGGATACGTTCGAGTTCACGATCGACGACCAAGCCGAAGCTCAGTTCCGTCTGAAGAACACAGGTCGTGGTGCACAGTTCGTCAAGTACGGCGAGCGTAACTGCACCATGCACCTCGAGCGCGACTTCACCGCACGTACCGACTACGATGCCTTCAAGGCATACACGAGCCAGACGATCACGCTCACCGCAACCAAGGGCGTGAACAACAGCATCTCGCTGCTGGCACCTGTTGCCATCAAGGACACCTTCGAGGTGAACCTGAGTGGTCAGGGCGACCTGCTTCGCGCTCAGATCAACTACCAGAACGTTCTGAATGCGGCTCCGGCTACGTACCAGATCACGATCAAGACGCAGGAGAGCCTCAGCTAATGGATCGTCACCCTAGTGTTGCAGCCATCATGCCGTTCTTTGAGTACGCGCATCTTACGCATCCGATCCTTCGTGAGGTTAGCCACAGGGTCGGAGACGTAGCATGGGCCATGTACAATGATGAGCGTCTTGATGGTGCAGAACTTACCGTAGGTCTGAGGAAGCTTCTCGAGGCAAAGGATTGCTTTGTGCGAGCAGCACTGTCACCGAAGACTCAAGGTAGCTAGTTCAGTTAGACTCAGAATAGACTGTGTCTCTTAGAGTCTAACCGAGGATTCATACAACCCCAATAGAGCTACACGGGCTAGTGGAACACCAAGGTTAGACTCTAAGAGAGACTAGGAGGAAGAATGTCAACGCTTTGGTATAAGGTGAACGGCGGACTAACCCGTCAATTCCAAACAGACCTTGCACCAGAAGACGGCTACTTCGATCTGGTCATGGAAGTAGTGAAGGACGCGACCGAGCCACTCCAGATCGACATCTGGTTTAGTTCGAATACTTCTCTTACACCAGATCGTCGACACGAGCACGGCGGTACTGTCCAAGCATAAACAGCGGCCCTGTGGAATTCTGTAACAGTCAGGGGCCCGGCATGATCAGAGGGAGATCAAATGCCACTCGCAACAGGAGCAGGTGACAACCAGAAACGGTGCGATCTAGTTTCGTGCCCAGGGGGATATGTCGTTCTTCGTCGTATGACGTGGGGCGAGAAGATGCACCGCAAGTCGTTCATGTCGAAGGTGAAGATCGGTCAGGAAGCTGCCAGCGGTAATCGCGCAGAGCGTCGTAGTGGTGCAGCGCAGGCTTTCAGTGCCGAGCTCGACATGATGAACGAGCAGGTGTCCGCATACGAGTTCAGCGTGTCGATCCTCGACCACAACCTCGAGTACAAGGTCGGTACGAACGACGACGGTACTGATCAGCTTGCAAAGCTGGACTTCAAGAACCCGGCTCACCTCAAGATGCTCGACGGTACAATCGGTGAAGAGATCGACGATCTCATCACTAATCTGAACGACTTCGAGAATGATCCTGACACGGGAAAATCATAGCGTCGCTCGCTCGTGTCATCGTCAGCCGGATTAAAGAACCTAAAGACGAATACGACGAAGCGGCGTTCGAGATAGTGGGCGTATTCAGAATGTGTCAAGCACTTAAGACGCAGCCCGTTTCGGGTGGAGTACTTGAACAGGACAGTCTGTTTATGCACTACCTCGGATACATTCTCGAGTACGACGCAGCAAGGGCTGAATTGGATCAAAAGCAAAAGTGAGGTGGGATCGTGGGTATCACGGCGCGCGACCTCTTCTTCGTCCTGAAGGTTCGGGACGAAGCTTCTAGTGCGCTCAACAGTGTTACCCGCGATCTGTTTCGTATTGGCGCCGCGGCCGCTGCAGAAGATAAGAGGGCAGAGGCATCGCGGCTTCGTGAGCTTGCAGGACAGTCTCGACTTTCCGCAGCCGCACAACGCGAACTGGCCGAGCGACAGAAGCTGAATGGTGCCACTAAGCAGCAGATCGCGGCCACTCTTGCAGCTGCTCGTGCACACGAAGATGATGCCAAGCAAACATTTGCAGAGGCAACAAGTCTTGATCGTGAAGCAGCTTCACTAGAACGTTCGGCACGTAGTCACCAGCGTGTAGCCAAGGCTATGTCCGATGCTGGTAAGGCTGCTACGATCGCCGGTATCGCAATGGCAGGCGCAGGCGCACTAGGAGTAGTTGCGCTGTTGTCGACTGCTAAGGCTGCCGAGGAATACGGTCGACAGGTTGCTCTGACGCAGACTCAGATCGATGGCTTCAGTGCTAGTCAGGCACAGCTAGCCAAGATCGGAATTGACACAGCTAATAGTATCGCAGCGCCCTTCGAACAGATGCAGGAAACTCTGTACGACATCTTCTCGTCGACAGATGCTAACCTTGCACAAGGTACTGTTCTGCTTAAGGCGTTCAGCAAGGCTGCGGTTGCTGGTCAGGTCGCCATTCGTGATGCCGCTGACTCGACTATGGGAATCATGAACGCGTTCAAGATTCCCTTCGAAGATGTCAACAACGTTCTAGACGTTCAGTTCCAGTTGGTCCGTAAGGGTGTTGGTACCTACGCACAGTTCTCGAGTGTGATCGGTCGAGCCGTTCCCTCCGCTGTGCGCTATGGTGCTAGCCTTCAGGACCTTGCCGGTTCTCTCGCGTTCTTGACCCGTAATGGTCTCAGCCCTGCAATGGCTGCTGCTTCCGTCGCACGTGCTTTTGATGCCTTGGATAACCCCAAGGCCATCAACAACATGAAGGAACTGGGCATCAATGTCTACGACACAACGGGCAAACTCCGACCCTTCACGGACGTTCTTGGTGATCTGCAAAAGAAGATTCTAGCACTGCCTCCGAAGGACCGACTTCAGGCTCTGACAGATGTCTTCAAGGGTGCTGGCGGCACAATCCAGGCACGACGCTTCCTGGACCAGATCCTCATTGGTAAGAATGCGCCTGCGCAGCTGAAGGCCCTTAAGGGCTTCATTGATGATATGAAGAACTCCACTGGGCAGTTTGGCGCGGCCTACGATAAGATGTCCAAGACTGTCGCGGCGCAGAGTCAGTTGCTGCACAACCGGTGGGAGACGCTTAAGGTAACTCTGGGCGTTATCTTCCTACCGATTGCAGTTAAGGTCATCGGTTGGATCAGTAAGCTCTTCATGTGGTTCGAGAAGTTGTCGCCGACTACTCAAAAGTGGATTGGCTACATTCTGCTCGCCGCAGCTGCACTATCCACGGTTATAGGTTTTGCCGTTGTGCTCGTTGGTGGGTTCCTAACATTGGCTGGAGCTGCTGCGGCCCTGGGCATTGGCTTTACAGAGATCGCTGTTGCTGTTGGTGCCATCGTAGCAGCTATCGCTGGCGTTGTTCTGGGTATCATTTACTTTGCTAAGCACAGTGATCAGCTTAAGGCGATCTGGGCTGTAATAAAGAAGGACGCTATAAGTCTTCGGGACACACTGATTCAGGTGTGGCAGAAGATTACGGATACGTACAACACCTACCTCAAGCCCGCACTTGAAGACTTCTGGCAGTTCCTCCAGAACAAGGTCATGCCTGTTATCATGCAGGTCGCTGGCCAAGCAATTACGCTTTGGAACACCAAGATCAAGGAAGCGCTCCGAGTCATCGGTGACTTCATTGATAAGGGCCTTCAGGTTCTGGCAGACGTTATCACTGGCGTCATCAAGCCTATCTTCGCAGACATCGCAAAGTGGATTAAAGAGCACGGCGATACGATTCACAAGGTCATCACGGTCATTGGTCAGATCATTAAGTGGGTCATGATCATCTTCGGCGCGTTGATTGTACTGATCATCGGTGGCGTTATCGCAGCGTTCGTTGCATTCATTGCAATCGTGGATGGACTGCTTCACGTCATCGACTTCTTGGTTCATGCAGTTAAGCTCGCCTGGAGTTGGCTGAAGGAACTAGGCAGTGCAATCGCTACAGCGGCGAAGGCGCTTTGGAATTGGCTGATGAAGGCCGATGATGCCATGATCAAGTTCGGTCAAGCCATCCCAGGTAAGATCACTGGCTTCTTCAAAGGCGCGGGTACTTGGTTGTACAACATCGGCAAGGATATTATCAATGGTCTGATTGATGGCTTTAAGTCCAAGATGTCGGACCTCGGTAACTTCCTCGGCGGCGTTGGCAGCTTCATCAAGAACCACAAGGGCCCGAAGTCGAAGGACCTTGTCATGTTGAAGCCCCACGGTGGCTGGATTATGTCTGGTCTGATCAGAGGTATCAAGGAGTCGATTCCGAAGCTAAAGGGCGCTGTGGACTCTGTGACAAGGGTGATTAACCCGTTTGCCAGCGGCGTCAGTTCTGCCCACCCTGCATACGCAGGTACGACTTACAAGCCCACGCCGCCTCCATCAGAGTGGCAAGGTAAGACGATCAACAATCACATCACAGTCAATACGCAGGAAGTCAACCCACGTAAGCAAGCAGCTGAACTGGGTTGGGAGCTTGCGAACAAGATGTAAGGGGGCCCGGTGACACTAACACAGGATTACACGTATCAGCTGGGTGACGCTGGTGTGCTCCTGAATTCGGATTTGACCTTGCTCCCGTTCGTGGACATCGACACGATCTCGGGTTTGGATTCGCCTGCCTTCCGGGAGTCGCAGCGCGACCACGAAGGTACCGATGGGGACTTCCTCGATGCCGAGTTCGAGCTAGGTAGGGATCTTCTACTATCTGGGACAATCTATACCGACCCTAATGATCCCGAAACGTACTTGGATGCGCTACGTTTTAATTTTGCGCCCAGTCGTACGTTGGTCCCGTTCTACTTTAAGTCGCCTAACAAGCCAGAACGTGTACTGTTCGTCAAGCCACGCGGTGTGCGCTACGATATCAACTCACTACGTCGTACAGGTCTTAGTGCAGCACAGTTCCAGATGCATGCTGAGGACCCGCGCATTTACACCTCGCTGCTGAAGCAGACAGTACTATCTGCAGGCTCTGCGATCACGTTGGGTCGTGGCTACAACAAGTCGTACAACCACGGCTATGGCACCATCGTTACTGTGCCAGACAGCTTCACTGTCACCAATGCAGGCAATCGTCCAGCGCCTGCAACGATCACCATTACGGGTCCTGTTACTACACCTCAGATCGTTAGTGATACAGCAGGTGCGACGCTCACCTTCAATATCACTTTGGATGTATCAGATGTACTTGTGATCGATCTATTGAATCACACAGTAGTCCTAAATGGGAGCACCAATCGAAGAGGCACGCTCCTAGCTGCGAACTGGTTCCTTCTTCAGCCCGGGGATAACATCATGCGGTACCGAACCGCCATTGGCAGTGTGACCACCGCGACCGTCGCGTGGCGAGACACCTGGAGATAACATGACTGTCGTTGCGCCTGCTGGGTTCTTCCAGAACCTAACAACGCACACTGCCGAAACAGACCGGAGTGTGCCTAACGTACTAACGGTGAACCCGATCGCTGCGAGCTCATTGAAGTCGCAGGGCGGTGTAGCTATGACGCTCGGTGGTGGCTTGAAGGTTACGCAGTCAGGCGCACCAGCAATGTCCGTTGACGTTGCACTTGGTACATGTTTGGTGCCAGGTACAGAAGGCGCTAAGCAGGGACAGTACACGGTTGTGAACGATGCGACCGTCACACTCACAGTCACTGCTGCGCATGCAACGTTGCCTCGCATCGACCTTGTAACTATGACGATTCAGGATGCACAGTATAGCGGCGCAGCTAATCAGGCACTGCTCGTTGTAACTGCTGGCACTCCTGCTGCATCACCTGTTGCACCTACTGCTCCTGCGAATAGCTTGATCCTTGCACAAATCGCAGTTGGTGCTGCTGTGTCGTCGATCGTTAACGCCAACATCACTGACCGTCGTACCCCGATTACAGCATCGGGCGGTCTTCAGGTTGTGTCGAGTGCAAACCGTCCTACGAATGGTTTGTATGAGGGTGAATCACTTTATGTGACCGACCGTGACTGGTATGAAACCTACGACGGCACTGCATGGAAGGTTCGGGGCACTGCAGTTGTTGCCAACTTCGCAGCACTGTCGAACATTACGAGTCCGTATGTTGGTCAGGTCGTAAACGATGCTGCAGGCAACGTCTGGTGGTGGACAGGCTCCATTTGGGCACCGAAGCTTTTGAGTGGTACTGCTTCGCTGTCGTTCACTTCCCTGAACTCGTTTAGTCAGAACGTTTCATTCGCGCAGGCATTCGCTGGCACACCAAACATCATGACCAATATTCACTCTGGAGCCGGCGCTACTGCCCAATGGGGTAGTCGTGCCATCAACGGTAGCACTACCCAGTTTGCGATCTTTGTTTTCGTCGGTTCGGGCACTTCTACATGGGCTGGTGTAACGGTCCAGTGGGTTGCAACACTGTAATAGAGAGGAGGGATCATGACCGCACACATGAACTATGTGTTCTGCAATATCCGTGATGGGCAAATTCTGGCTGAGATCCCTCTTGAGTCTGTGAACATAACGGGCCAGCTAGGCAACTCAGGCAACGGTGAACTACGTGGTTCATTCCATCTTGACTCAACGGGTTTTGATAATGACACCATCAACGTAGCAACCGCGCCCGGACTTCGATTCTGTATTGCTGAACGTAATGGCATTCCGGTTTGGGGTGGATTCGTTTGGTCTCGCACCTATCAGAGTCAAGCCAAGGCGTTGCAGTTCTATTGCAAGAGCATTGAGGCGTATCCGTTCTATCGCTACATGCCTAACTTTGTTTCGCATGCTACAGATCAATTGACAATCTTCCGTAACCTTTGGAATTTGATGCAAGGTGAGGCTGGTAGCGATTTAGGTATTGTTGTTCCTACTTCATTTCCTTTCACACAGTCAATACTTTTGGATGCCGCTGTGCAATCAACGGATTACAAAACGTATGGCGACATGATAGATGATCTGGCGAATGGCGATCTAGGCTTCGATTGGCGAATTGACTGGACACGTGCAGGCAATGTGTACACGCGCACACTAAAGGCCGCTCAACCCACATTGGGTTCGCCCTTCGGTGCCAACACTCTGGTGTTCGATTATCCAGGCAACATTTTGAACTACTGGGAGACGGACTCACTATCCGACGCGGGCAACAATATCATCACACTGGGTGCGGGTCAAGGTGAGAGTGCACTCACCTCAACAGTGTATCGACAAGACCTTATTGACAGTGGTTACATTCGTCTCGACGTTAGTGTGTCGAGCAAGAACACTACTGATCAAACGATCTTAGATGGCTTGGCGCAACGGCAGGCAGCACTTCATGCCGCACCAATCAATACGATAAAAGTTCAGATGAAGGCGGATAAGGATCCCGAGTTTGGCTCCTACGCACTCGGTGACACTGTCACCCTTTCAATTGAAGATGCTTGGCACCCGGAGGGCTTCACCAAGGTCACTCGGTTTGTTGCGTACACCTACACACCCGCACAAGCTGGCGCTGTTGAAGAGACCGAGTTGATCTTTGAGGGATTGCAGGAGGAGGACTAATGGGAGCGCAGCGGTACAATGGCGACGTTCCTGACCTCCTCGATCAGATCAAACAATTAAGAAAACGTATCGAAGCACTTGAACGTGGCCCTCAAGCAGCGTTCACTTCTGTGTCACAAGGTGCAATCAAGGTTTCCGATGGGGCCTCACTTATCATTGGTAGTAGTGTCACTGCCTCTGAAACGACGCCACAGGTGCCGATAGCAATTCTGACGTACTATGCAGGATTTGATATCCCGATCAAATCCATTACAAAGCTCTTTCCCCAAGATGGTGGTTATCATTACGCTGTCGTGGGCATGTTCGATCCCACCACGGAGTTCTACGCCGAAGGTTGGGTTAGCGCAAATGGTGTAGTTAACGAGTTCGTAAACCATTTGAGTGCCTTTGACGGAACGTCTGGTCAAGTTAACTATGGTACAGGACCGACTCCGATCGAGTCCCGGTTCCTTGGCGACGCATCCTTCCAGACTGGTGTATCAATTGAGGCAGGGTGCGTCTACCATATAGATTCGGGCGCACTGTATGACATTGGTGGCGTCTCTCAGGGTCGCGGCTTTGTTGCTCAAACCGTCTTCACCTCCAACATAGTTACGGGCGCCATCAGCGGTACAGAGTACGCAGGCTATGTACTAGGTGAAATAACATTCCTAAATGGTCATGCTTATCGACTTGTAGTTTCTTCAGGTAAGATGCGTTCTGCAACTGCACAGCAGCCAGCGATTAATCTTCGAACCTATACTCCTGGTTCACCACCTACGCCAGGGAACGCTTACGTTGGTGGTACAATACTCAATCAAGGTCCTCGAATGGCTCTCTCATCTACTGGCGTAGATCTATGCTTTGAACCCATAATTACATTCGTGAATAGTAGTGGTTCGGATGTTGTTTCAGGACTAACTATCACAGTTTCGCCCAACGCTGCACAAACTGTTCAACTCAGTGCCGGCGCCGGTGCCCTTGCAGTTGTTGTTGATATCATTGATATTGGTGCTGCTTCGGACTGGACCGGCGTACAGAGTTTGTAGCGCACACACCCAGAACCGGTTGAACACCTACGTCTATAAGAGATGACCAGCCGGGTCTAGAGAAGGAGAGGCAACGTGCGTGAAAATACAAGCCGCGATTACGGGGTTTCGCGACCTGCTGGTCACAGGGGTGGGTCTGTGGGGGGTAATCCACGAGGAGTTGACTGGCCAGGAACGCCCGTACCTATTGTTGCTTTACGCAATAATTCTCCAGGTCCCGGGAGCGATAGGGCTATTCCAAAAAATGGTGGCTGGCAGGCAAGTCATCATGCCACCCGATACAACAACATCATCATCATCATCTCCAGTCTCCTTACCACCGTCGCAATAATCCTAGCCATGATGGGGGAGATGAAATGACCGAGCCAAAAAGGAAGCGGAGGATCAGTCGAGTTGCAGTCCTAATTGTACTCGGGTACGTTCTTACGAACAGTACCGCAATCATGTACACCAACATCGTATCCAATCGCGACCAAGTTCGTGCAGAGCAATCGGCACGTAAGCAGTCACAACTGTTCTGCCAGGTATTTCAAACAATCGATCAAGCCTACCAAGAGACGCCTCCAGCAACGAAGACGGGCAAAAACTTTGCCCAAGCAATTCACCAGCTCGTGCTGGATCTCAGGTGCTTAGGGGGATAGTATGACAATTTTTGCTAGTGACACTAGCCACTACGATGGTGATGTCACGCCTACGTGGGTTCGAAATGCCATGGCCGAAGGCATTTCAATTTTCACCCATAAGCTAGGGGAAGGTACTGGCGGAATCGATAACGAGGCTGCGCAAGCGTTCGCTTCGTTTCGTTCAGCTGGTGCACCCGTCATTGGTCCGTACTGGGTGGTTCGTTCAGGCTCTGTTGGTCCTCAGGTCGATGCCCTGATCAGTGCTATGAACGCTAAGATCCCTGGTTGGAAGGACCTCGACAACTTCTTCATCCAGACTGACCTGGAACGTTGGGATTACGATAACGTTCCTGCTTCGACCGGTATCAGCTTCTCAAACCTAGCTGCACAGGCTACAGGGAAGACTGTTGCGCTCTACGCTTCACATGGTCAGTACGGTGGTCAGCTTAGTACCTGGAAGGGTATGCTTTGGAACGCTGACTACGTTGGTGGTACAGCAGGCTTTAAGGCACTGTATCCTGGCGACAACTGGAAGCCCGACCACGGTAGTTGGAATGGTGGCTGGACTTCCTATTCTGGCCAAGAGCCAGACCTTCTGCAATACACCTCGAAGGCAACGATTGCAGGTAAGACTACTTGTGACGCATCTGCCTTCCGAGGCACACTAGATCAATTCAAAGCACTGATTGGTGGAGACATGGCAGACCTAACTGAGGACAACCTCAACGACATCGCTGACCGGGTGTGGGCGCGTGCGCAGATCGCCAACCCGCCGAACTACAGTAACCCGGGTACCAAGATCCCGCCGTCGCAAAGTCTGGCCTCGATCATGCAGTACAACTACGAGGACGACGTCAACGGTCGCGCGACGAAGGCCGACGTCGACGACATCCAGGCCAAGCAGGCTGCGATGCAGGCGGACATCGACGCACAGAGTGCAAAGCTCGACCAGATCCTCGCAGCACTGAACACGCCTTCGAGTGGTGTTACCGTGGGCGGAGATGTTGAGGTTACTGGCACGCTGCACGTGACCGCCCCTACTGCGTAACAAAGCACCACACCGCGTTGGCGGTGAACAGACTGCTGGCCCGCTAGCCTCGACTGATCTTCCCCCTCAGTCGTCCCTCAGCTAGCGGGCCAGCTTTTTGCTCTACTCACCGTTACGCTTACGCCAGGCCTCTTCCCACCTGGTTCGATGTATGGTGGTGACAATGACGATCAGCTTGCCAACCCATACAAGAGGCCAGAGAAACATTGCAGCCCCAACACCCAACAGGATGTCGTCGTAGTGGGGCTCATCGCGTAGCGAATACTTGGAGTCGGTGTATTGCGAAGGCGCGTCGCGTTTGGACCACCCATACATTAGGTACACGGCGGTCTTGATGGTTAGTATTCCTCCGACCACATATATTATTGCGATCGCTAACTTCATATTCACCCGCTTGAGAATTCCGCACGTAGTGCGTACAGGTAGTACTTGTCGTTCATCTTGAATGTCACGTACTGAAGTAGATGTCGCATAGCGTCCATGGCGTGACGCTTACTCGGGAGATACAACCCGATCTTCTTTAGCTTTGCGTCGGTCCAGAATGCCTTCCCTTCCGCAGCCATCTGCATGTGCAATGGAACTTGGAAGCGCGAGCTGAACAACTTCACGACGCCGACGATCTCTGCTGGTGTGTAGATGATCTTCGTTCTGTCGCGTTCATCCTTACGGAAGTTGAACCGCTCACAGATGATCTCGAACTTCTCCCTAACAACGTTGTCGAGTGTATTACCGTTGACAATGAGATGCTGTCCAACGAGGTAGTCGAATAGGTCACTGTACTGTTGCGGCGTATCTACTGGTAGCTGCTCAAAGGTCCAGATCCGGGAAGGCAAATCCAGAATTGCTATTCCTGTTGTCGGACCTGGATCGAGGGCTATCAGCTTCAAGGAGTACCACGCTATCTGCCGTGATGGAAACGGCCGCCGGAGGATTCACATTGAGGACGTATGCAATGAATGCTTCGAGGTCGTCGACCGCATAGGTGTATTCACCCAGGCCACGTGTGCCGAACTGCCTAAAGGATTGGAAAGGCATGATCGCGTTCATGATCGCCTTCTCAACCACAATCGGGTGCATCGCATTCTTCGATCGACCCACCAGTGGATAGAACGCCTCTCTACCCCTAAGCTTGATCATGTGCTGAACGTGTTTGGCAGCGCTCAAGTGACTTGTCAGGATTACGCGATTCCAGTTCCCATGGGCATTCATGCTGCCTTCGAATAACCAATCGACCAGTTTGGTTGTACGACCAGATCCACGGTCACCAATGTACACCTTCATACCGAGTGACCCTTCGGCCTACGCAGCATGGTGAACTCCTGTCCGCCAGGCGTGATCAAGACGCACATGTGTTCCTCGGTCGTGTTTGCAATGGCGAACTGTACTGCGTCTTCGATTGATGCAAACTGGTGCTGGACCAGGTCTTCCTTCTTAACCTTCCAAGGCTCTCTTACCATGTCAAAGTCCAATCGCCGTGTGGTTCTCTTTGGTCGTCAGGGTGCGTGTGTCTATCTTAAAGTCTAACACGCTTGTCCCGCAGCTCTACCTGCTTATATAGGCTATGCGAGTCAAACGCGTTAGACTTTAAGAGACTCGGTCTAATTACTAGTCTAACTGAAGCTGCTAGTTTTAGCTTTGAAGCTCTTGGATCATTGCGTCTATCTCGGCACGTTGTGCTATCAGCTTTGCAAGTCGTGCACTAGCTGACTTCGTCTTCTTGGGCTCGACTACGATGTTGCTCGGATCCAAGTTAGCTCGATTGCCATCCTTGAAGCGGACGGTTTCCTTATCGGAATCGATTGCTCGTCCGATCATTGCTTCCGCAACTAGGTGATGCGTTAGGCGCCAGCCGGTCTCAGTGCGGGTGTGACTGTAGCCATTCGCATTGATCATCGTGTCACCGAGTTGCGCTTGTTGTCCTCGGGGCATTACAGATCTCCATATGTCTTGCCGTAGGAGAGGTCTACGGCGAACGGAACGTAATCGGTAAACCTTCGACCTTCTTCAAGCATTGACTCCTGCAGGAGTGTTGACACAGTATCTCGATACCGTTCGGGACACTCCACGACCAGGGCGTCATGAACTGTGAGTCTGATCCATCCCATACCACGGAGCATTGGACGCAGACGGATAAGTGCAGAGAGGCAAATATCGGATGCAGTAGACTGCGGCAGATAGGACAATGCCTCGTTAAGGACGTCCTTGCGATTCTCATCAGTGATGAGGTAGAAACGACGCTTGCGCCCGAAGGGGGTGACAAGGTCTTCACCGGACAGTACCCTTCTCTTAGTCTGTTCCTGCCACTTAGCTGTAGCAGGAATTAGATCCATGAAGTCACGAAGGCGCTTCTCGGCTTCACGCACTGTCATGTTATACTCCAGTGCGATGGAGAATGCTTCACGTCCATAGCTCAGACCGTAGAAGAATGCCTTCGTCCGAACACGATCTTCCTTCGTCCAGTTACCTGTGCCGTAGAGCGAATCAGACAACTCGTTGAACATGTCGATGTCCGGGTCGGCAAAGATTTCACGAAGGTAATCGTCCTGTGCAAGTGTTGCAATGACTCGGCCTTCCGCTTGCTTGTAGTCGGCCTGGATGAAAATGTTGTCCTCATGCGTGACGCGGAACTGCTTCTTGATCATCTTGTCACGAACGATGTTCTGGAGGTTAGGGTTGCGACTTGCAAGTCGTCCAGAGGTTGTTCCATGTAGCAAGTACGTAGTGTGAATGCGTCGACGATAAACTCGTTTGCGCAGACCCTTTACATACGTACCGTATAGCTTTGTTTCCTTGCGACTACGCAGTAGTGCCTGAATGAACTTGGCTGCAGTGCTTGCTGGGTTCAGGCGTTCGAGGATTCGCTTCAGTGTGTCTTCGTTGGTCGTACTAACTCGAATACCTTGGTCGTGCAGGAACTCTTTTACTTGCTTGGGTGAACGGGGGTTAAAGGTGGGAATCTTAGTGAGCTCTTGGACAAGAGAGTCGACCTCATCGAGCCTCGTGAGGTAATCAGTTTGTAGTGCATTGGAGTATGCAATATCAAAACCAATTCCGTTGAGTTCCAAGTACATGAGCTGGTTAGATGCTGCGACAAGGAAGTCGTGGACGCGTCGAACTCCGTCTCGATCCAGCCGCTCTTGGAACAACTCAAACAAGTCCCAAGTGCAACTAACGTCATACGCGTTGTACTTGTAGAGTATCGGCCGAGGAATAAGGGCGTAATTTCCTCCGCGTGGCACAAATCGTTGGATCTCATCGTCGTACTTCGGCGCACCAAGAAGTTCGACGGCCAAGACTTTGAGACCATGAAGCTGTCCTCCTACTCTTTCATCCAATGCATAATGTGCTAGCATTGTGTCAAAGAAGAGTTCAAGTCCCCCCAGGTGAGGGAAGAGTCCTGCTAGGTCAAACTTGCCATTGTGTGCGATGATCTTTGTGCGTTGCAAGAACCGCTTGAATACTTCCCAAACAAGACCTTTCTTATCGTCGTCGCTGACTATCTGATCAACGCCGTCGACTTCGATTGTCTTCTTTGGGTTCAGTGCTTCTTCGCCTAGGATGTAGGCGAAGCCTTTCTCCATCTGTAGTCCCACGCAAAGCATTGCGTAGTTGTTCGGATGGTCGAAGCTGATATCCTTCTCGACACCAACCTCGATGTCCACGACTGTGTGTTCAGCTTGCAACGTACTTAGCCAGAGGATTGCCTCGTCGGCATCATCTATAACTCGATAACGTGGCGGCTTCCATCCTGAGCGATTAGAGTCGCGAAGTTTTCCGACATCGTTGAGGAGCGCGGGGAATGCGTCCGCATTTCTAAGACAGTAAGCTGGGTGCCATGACGCGACCACTCCTTCAATGCCTGCTTCGCGAACGTCTCCCAGGGCTGGCTTAGCGGGTCCAATGCGGAGGGTTGAAATCTTCCCTCCAGGATCAATGAGTACTTCTGTTGCAGTTGAACCAAGCGCAAGTGCAGTACTGGCGCCTGATTGCCGTATCTCGTGAAGCAGGCGTCCTCGACAAGCAACTTGTGCCGCCTTAGGAGGAGACGAGTTACCCTCAGGACGACAGAGACAAGCATTGGTGAATCCAATCTCTGATGGTCGAAACTTGTGTGCCTTGAGTACATCCGTAAGCAACTTGCCCGAAGGCCCAACGAAGGGTTTCCCTCGTTGGGCATCCGCATATCCGGGCGCCTCTCCTACGACGATGACCTTCGGTGCAGGAGGGATGTTGCTTAGGACGTAGGCATTCCCGAACAGGGGACAAGCCTCGCAGTTCGCTTCTGGATGCCTACGCTCCACGTTACTCTCCCTTAGCCCAACGCCGAAGCGTCATGATGTTGTCCTGCAGGAAGGGATTCTTGATCAGGTGTTTGTAGTCCCTGATGAAGTAATCCTTCGGTCGCTGAACTGGAAGGTGGGTCTCTGTTGCGACTCGCCAGATGCCCTTGTTCACCATAGCGAGGTTATACGGGAGTGAGGTGTCGATCGAACGGACGAACGGTGCATAGCGTCCGACAGATCGTGTTTCACCATACCACTCGGAGTTCGTACCCAGCAAGTGGATCTCGAAGCGATCGTCGTACCGCTGCTTGACCCAGGTTGCCAGATCGATACGAACTGCCTTGCTGAACTTACTGATCAGCCAGCGAGGAATGCCCAGCGTCGTGATCCATCCGTAGCCAGCGTAGAAGTCCACCATGTCGTACAGCTCGTCCAAGGTAACGCCCTGAACAACAGCCATGTACTTAATGGTCTCGTGAACGTTCTTGAACGCTGTTGCCTTGTCTGCGAAGCACTTGACCTGGTACTTGGTCTCTTCTGCATTCTGCAGAACGTCGGGACAAACAATTTCCGACGGGAGCAAGTCCTTGGCGATTTTGAGCAACGCATCCGGGGTGACCGTAGAGCCTTCGGCTGCACCGTTGTCGAGGATGGTAAACGCACCCATACGACATGCCTGAGTATAGGCCGAGTGGTAGTCGAAGTCACTGAACATGTGTGCGAGGGACATTTGGGGGAACACATGACCACGAGGTCCTCGCATTGGAGTTGCGTACAACCCCTTCGGAGGGATGAGGATCAGGTTGGGCACATCTAACCTTTCATGAACGTGGACGGACCGAGCATCTCCGGCTGGTCGCCAATCAGCTTCTGTATATCGTCATTGATCATACGGAGCTTGATGTACGTGTACATTGCATAGTTGGCGAGGCCGCATACCTGATCCATTGCTTCGATCAAGGTGTTGGAATCGAAGAACTGGAGCTGCCCGTATTCCCGCTCGCCTTCGTCGTGCTTGATCTGGCACTGTGCAAAGAAGTCAGTAGTGTACTGCTGCACACGTGCATGGAGGTCTTGAGCGGCCTCAGCAGCCGCTTCCTCACTCATCGGCCTTACCAAACCTTTCTGCGTTGAACTTACGCTTCGCATCGTATGCAGCTTCGAGGTCGATACTGAACATACCTGCGATGGAGAACACGTACGTCAGCACGTCAGGCAGTTCGTCCTTGAGCTTCTCGATCAGCTGCGTTTGATCAAAGGAACCTCTGTCGAACTTCTTGACGACGTTTGCTACCTCGCCTGCCTCACCTGCAAGCCCTAGAGCATGGTGAATAACATCGTTCGCAAGGTCCGGGAACCAGTCGATGTTATCTGCGAAGGCTTCAATCGATCTATTCTTCAAAGCCTTACCCGTATCAGCAACCACCTGGACAGGTATCGTTGTTACTGCCATTCGTCGTCACCTCCGAGCATGCGAGCGTAAGGATGAACGTCTGTTTGACCTCACGCGTGGTGCTGTCTTGCAGCACCCATTTCATTTCGCCGTCCTGATCGTGCTTGATGAGTTCAACTCTATCGTTGGTACGATCAAGGTATGTGCTATCCAACCACTCATGTAGAACAGCGGTAGCTGTTTCGCGAAACTCGATCGGCGTCATCGGCGTTGTCCGATCATCTGGAGGAACTCAGCCTTCGCCGTACGAGTGTGCTCACCGAACACGCCACGCATAGTACTCGTCGTTGTGAATGTGCCAGGAGCTTGCACACCGCGAATAGTCATGCACTGGTGTTCAGCTGACATCACGATCGCCACACCGCGAGGGTCAAGAGCCTTCTCAAGGTAATCGGCAATGTCAGAGGTAAGACGTTCTTGGACCTGCGGCCGCCGTGCGAAATGCTGAACCACACGGGCTGGCTTGGACAGACCAACGATTTTGCCATTCGGAACGTACCCGACGTTTGCGAGTCCTGTAAAGGGAAGAAGATGATGATTGCATACGCTTGTAAACGGAATGTCTCGAATGATTACCATGTCATCACTGTTGCTTGGGAATGCTTTGAACTTCATGCAGGCATTCGCTGCCAGATCATTTTCCTTTGCGCACGCCGTCAGTTCGCTCAACATGTGAAGGAACCGAGCTGGCGTGTCCTTACCGTGCTCGTCCATTGCAAGACCCGCGTGACGCTGCAGAAGCCGCGCCGCCAGATCCACATCATCATCTTCAATGATCATCTACATGTCCTTGTCGTTCGGCCAGAGGAGTACGTGTAGCCGCATGCTGATACCCCAACCCTCGTGCAGTGCCGCGTTAGCGATGTCGCGCGCTACTTGAGCATTGTTCTCAGCGGTTGTCCCTTCAGGCATGATCATCACATTGGAGGAATCGATTTCGATCTCCTTGACAATCCTCCTGACTTCGTCCAAGTCACTCTTTGCACGAGCGACGAACTTGAACCTAGCCTTGCCTGTACCGTTCAGATCCTTCAACACACGAGGCCGATAACGTAGCGTTCCTGGGTTGCCACTGTGCTGCAGCTTCGGCGACACGTTATACTGTGTCACGTACTTATCGAAGCCCAAGTTCGGTGACAATGTACCAGCAGTCTCGATGTGCATCTGGTTGCCGTACATGTCAAGCTGTTCGAGCAGTGGTGCGAGCTGAGTCTGTTGAAGCATGGGCTCGCCACCCGAAATGACGATCAACGTTGGTCGAGTCCGAATAGGCCAAATCGCGCACAGCTCGTTGAGCACCGTAATTGGGTGCATTTCCTTTAGGCCGTAGACAGGCTCGTTACGATCGTACTTGATTCCCGATTCGGTCTGCGCTGCCTTGTTGTCTGTGTCAGCCCAAGTGTAGGCAGTGTCACACCACGTGCAGTGAAGGTTGCATCCGTAAGTACGAACGAACAAGCAGTGCTGTCCTGCTGCCGTACCTTCACCTTGGATGGTCGGACCGAAGATCTGACTAATTCTGATTGGCTTCAATTCCCCCTCCAATACCAATCTCGGGCGTCGCTGCGCCGTCGCTACCGATAACAACTTCAACACTCCCCTCGTATTCCCATACGACGCTGAAGGAGTTGGTATCGGTCTCGTGAAGGGTGATACTCACGTTCGTTTCGAACACTGCGCTAGCCCACTGTGCAATGAGTCGAGCAATGTTCTCAGTCGTCGGATCGTTGTAGAAGGGCACGAGCCCTGGCAGCATCTGGAAGTCAGCTGCGGTCCAACGAACCTCTGCATCACCGCTTTCCTCGGGCAGAGCGATAAGCGGTCGGCACCACGGATCACGACTGTTCAGAAGCAGCTTGTGATCGAAGTTGGTGTCGAGGTACTCTCGAATGATCTTCTTCGCTGCCCCGAACTCGATGTCACCGATAGGTGTAACTAGGACACCTCGCTCGTTGACCTCACCCTCGATGCCGATCTCGATCGTCATGCAGTGACCGTGAATCTGCTGGCACTTGCCAGGCTGATCAAACAACCGATGTGCTACCTGAACCTGGTGGCTAAACTTGACCACTTCAAGCATTGCTGCCATCGGACTCCTCTTTCTTGTAACGCTGCTTCAGGACCTTGATGTAGTGCTCGGCCTTCTCGAGGTCTTCCAGGCCATTCTTCTTGCTGAACCGTGACACGTACTTGATGACACAACCTTCTGCGAAACCAAGTCCGTTCGCTTCGATGTACTCTAGAGGACTAATTGCCATGTCCTGATAGTGGTCACCTCCGACCTGGCTACCTCGTAGCACGTCATCGGTGTCCGCTTTCAGGCCTTGCATCTCGGTCACTAATGCCTCCAGCTTCTGCAGTTCATCGGCGGTGTGGGGTTCTGGGACGACAGGGTCCCGGGGATGCCAGGGGCAAGGATCTGGCCAAGTGGTCGCTCCTGCGTCACAACAGGACCTTCCAAGAGCTACTTCGATAGGAAGGCGTGGGCGTGGGAGGTTTCCGTCACTCCCCGGCATCAGGAGCCTTTGCGGTCTTCCAGAACTCGGTGTCCATGTAGTTGGTCCCATCATAACGAGGCGCGTCGAATCGGCCAAGTGCCTCGTGAATTGCTTCGAGACGCTCGACACAGGTTCCGCAGGTACCGCAGTGGTACTCACCACCCTTGTAGCAAGACCATGTCTCGTGGAACGGAACACGCAACTCAAGTGCACGATAAGCGATGTCAGCCTTGGTCTTGTTCAAGAATGGTGCGTAGATAGTTCCGATCGCTTCTTCTTCTGGTGCGAAGCCCAACGACTCGGCAGCTTGTGCGTACTCCTGCTCACGTCCTTGTGCAATGTGGAAACCACCACTGGTACGAAGTGTGGCAGCCTCCAGATCGTGGAAGCCTTCGTTTGCAGTGAGGATCGCTTGTTCCATCTGCGAGATGAACTTCGGGCGGCAGTCCGGGTAGATAAAGTGATCACCTGCGTGAACGCCAATACCGATCGTACGTGCCTTCTCATTGACTGCGACGCCTGCTGCGATGCTCATCATGATCATGTTCCGGTTAGGAACAACAGTCGCCTTCATGTTCTCTTCAGCGTAGTGCCCGTCAGGAACTTCCATGTCAGAAGTGAGTGACGAGTTGCTGATCAGATTCGTGATGTTACTCAGGTCGATGATGTCGTGCGGCAGATCCATCTTGGACGCTGTAGACTGTGCGTAGTACAGTTCCTTCTTGTGCTTCTGTCCATAGTTGAACGAGATCATGTGCGGGGTCAGTCCCCGCGAGAGCATGTCGTACACAAGAACTGTACTGTCCAAGCCGCCTGACACAATGGCGACGCTGTCGCTTATGCGACCATCCCTATGCGAGTGCATTGTAAACCAAACCCTTTCCAACTGGTGTCTTTGTAATGAGTCCACGTTGCTCCAGAGTTACGAACACTGCCTCAGCTTCGCGCGCCGAGAGATGGTAGTTGCGCATCAGCAGTGAACGAGAAACACCTGGGTGCTTCCTGATGTGCGTTAGGATCGTATCGATCTGATGTTCCGCTGCGGACTGGCCGATGCCGTTCACCACATCGATAGCGTATTCCAACCAACCTTCTGCGTACTTGATCCCCAACAAGATGTCGTCTACGTCGATCTCGACTTCACCATCTGGGTCGCGTTGCTCACTTGCTGCAAGAAGGATCACTGCCTTCAACATTGACTTGGAAAGTCGGTCGTATAAAGGCGTCATCAGATCAGCCCTGTTACCTGCTAGGGCAAGCTTCTGTGTATCCTTCTCAAACTTGTTGTACCGTTTCCATGCTTCAGGTGTTAGATGCGCCTCCCATTTCGTCTGCATAGGTATCTTAGCACCCTGCGGAGTAACGACGATCGACATTTGGTTGTAGAAGTCGTGCATGTCGATGAGGTACTGTTTGAGTCGATCACGTTCTCTTGTATCAAGGTTAGTCGGGGGTCCAAGTGGTCGAACTTTTGCAAGGTCCGATTCAGCCGTGAGGAAAAGGAACCGAGGGATGAATCCAGAAGAGACGTGGTCAAGCTTAAGAAGTTGCTGCACTCGAGTCTTAATGCCTCCTGCAAACAGGATAAGGTTGGGGTCTCGCACTTCGATAGTTTCTTTGCGTAGCATTCGCTTTTGCAATTTGCCATCGTAGAGCTTGGTGAGGACCTCCGCCATACCCGCATAATAGTCCTTCTTGGTAATCTGCTCGATCAGACCACTGAACTCATCTCGTAGGAAGATCGATGGCTTGCCTGGACGTGTCGATAGTCCCTGCATCAAACCTTCGATCGATCCATCTGTTGCCATGATGCTATCGGAATCCACTTCAGCCAACAAGTCCATTGCAATATCCATCGCGGTTGATTTACGTGTCAACGTCGTATCGGCTAGGATCATGAACCAGATGTTAGGCTTAATGTTTCCGAACGATGTTGGGAGGAAAACGTTTCCACTTAGTAGTGCACTGAGAATGATGAATGCGCCGCCTTGATGATACTGTGTTGCTGCATCACCTAACGAACTTGCCCAGTCAATGTACTCTTCTACGAATGTACGCTTCTCTGTTACTCGTGCGCGCTCTTCATCTGTAAGAAGCTGTGTATCCTCCAGGGGAACAACGATCTGAACCTTTCTTACGTTTTCAAGATGCCTTCCATAAGCTCTGCAAACGTCCTGCCACACATGGTCGTTCCCTAGTCCATTACGTCTGAACTTGTTACAAGCTGCATCGCGAACAACTACGTATACGTCTTCCTTATCCATTCCTGCTTCGTAGCAATCCATCTCAAGTGCAAAGAGCACCTTTGACCAATCACCTATTGGCATCTTCTCGAACGCGGTCCAGGTACTTTCCTTCAGCTTGAGGCGGAAGACCTCCATAGCTTCTCTACCCGTACCGTATCGAGTCCTATCTGGCATCGGGATCTTTTCGTAGTCCGTAAGGCTAACCTCGGGGAATACGGAAAGCTCTTCGACGGAGTATGCCAACCCCGGGGACCCCAACAGCTCAACCACCACACGCCCGGTTTCATTTGCAAGGTGTGTGTACTTGTGGTTCGTAGTCCCAGGGACGCGAAGCAACTGTGTCAGGTCCCAACCTGATCGGTCGGCGCCCTCGTCTGCGTAGTGATACGCAATTCGTTTGCTGATGTCCATCGCTGTGCGAGGGTCTGTTCCACCCTCTACCAACCAAAGGGCCTGATACCGACCAGGCGACGATTCTACTAACAGCGACGGTTGAATTTCTAGGTTGTCTGGACTACATTCATCCAGGTCCGCCCACACCGAAGGACAGATTGCAACGTTGTCCTTCCTGATTTCTCTTGACTTGAATATCTGGGGGCAGTAGTACACATCCTGCTCGCTGTTCTGCAGGCCTTCCATGTAGCGGACGAAGTCCTCCATTTGCCGAGGTAGTTCGAACCACATGTGCGACATACTGTCCTTAGCATCTGTGTTACGCTGCAGTCGAGCTACGACAACCCAACCTGCATTGTTTCCATATGCTAGGCGAAAAAAAGTGTTAAGTGATACCATCTCACCTCCTTCACGGCCTAAAGGGGGAATAGAGAAGTGGAACGCCTCCGAAGGGGTTAAGTACGGAGGCGTTCCACCCGTACTACATGTTACGGCTCGAGCGAGCTAGCCTGGGAGACGATGCCACCCCGGCCACCACCCTTTGCCGGCCAGTAGCCCTTGACGACGGAACGGGCGTCGTAGTCCTTGCCCGTTTCCTTGTCGTGGCGTGCCGGCTGGATGCGAACGTTGATGCCGACAGGCTGGCCGATGATCTCTTCGAGCTGCGGCACACGGACCGAGCCCGCGTTGATGTCATAGCCGAGAGCCTTCATCAGGCCGCTCAGGGAGTACAGTGCGCCCTCGAACAACATGATGTTGTCGAAGATGCTTGCGCCAGCCTGCGGCTGACCTTCCTGAACCTTGAGGCGGAGCTTCCAGTACGGCTTGCCCTTGTTCTTTGCGGACTGCGAGAACGCGACCTCGCCCGAGAAGATGGTGGCGAGATACCGGCCAGGCTTCAGCTCCTCGAAAGAAGCTTCCGCTTCCTGCTGGCTGAAGTTGACCCGAAGGTCGCCGAGGTCGACACCGCCAGTGTCAACATCCTCGTCGGCAGCCCAGGTCTCGCCCTCGGGCATGAGGTCGGTTTCGGTCACGTCGGTCACAGTGAATCTCCGATCATCTTAGTGTACAACTGTTCCATGGTGGGGTCAACTACGATGCGAGGCAGTCTGTCAGTTCGATCCTTGGCCGTGATCCTGTCAGTAGCTGCAGTCATCAAAAGGCGATGTTCTTCCTTGATCTTGTTTCCCGCGTCGTCCTCCTTTTCAATATCCTTGACATACATGTAGGCAACCACGTCGAAGAACCCCGCGATCTGCTTCTTGAGCTTCCCCGGCAGATCGGGAGCCTTCTTGATGATGCCTGTCTTATCATCCTTGTCATCCGCGAGGTGGCAAGTCATGATAAAGCTTAGTGGCAGATCGCGGAAGCCTCGAACAAGGCGACGCACCTGCTCTGATGTGATGCCCCACTCACGAACGCTGGGCACCTCTGGATCACGTTCTGCATCCTTGGCGATCACCTTCTCCATGATACCTGACATGGAGTACTTCTGTGCCTCTGTAGCCGTGTCCAGAACGAGGGTGTTGAAGCCGTGATCTGGATTCGAGAAGAGGTCAGTGTAGACGCTGATCAGATCGGTCCAGGTCGTAACGCGGATCCGTTGAACGTTGGGGTACACTTCCTTTGCAGAAAGGGCACCGCCGTCCACGTCGAGGATAAGCACGTCACGCATTGCTGGGACCTGGTCAGCAGATGCCGCCAACCGAGTCTTACCAACACCGGGGTCACCGTAGATGAGCATGTTCAGATGAGGGGCGAGATCGGCAACCTTGGTGATCTTCAGCCCGCCAATGGAAGTGGGGGTCAACCGGGCGGGAGCAGTCATTTGCGCAGGTCCTCCAGATCCAGAATCTTACGGCGCTCGATATCAATGTTCATAACTTCGGTCACATAGAAGTGCGGACAATCAAACGGCTCTGACTGCTCGTAAGCCGCTTGGATAAGCTCCTCAGGCTGGATCTCCTCGTCTTCGAGTTGCGCCTGGGTGATCTCAGCAGGCGAACCGTTTTCGGGATTCCAGGCCTGTGTGTCGGTCTCATCGACCTCTTGGTACGTGACTATGACGATCTTAAGCATTTGCATTCTAGCCTACCGAGGGTTTGTCAGTGGACGGGAGGGCAGTTTCATAGTAGAGTTTTGTTCGCTTCTCAAACAGAGAATCGAGCGTGAACTGTACATCTTCGCCTCGGTTCATACCAAGGCATGGTTCCCTGAACGCACAAGTCGAACAAGAGAACCGACCGGGGTTGGGATACACCCGGAGATTAGGATCCGTCAGGTCAAGAGCTTCCAGCGCAAGCGTTTGTCCCGCTTGGATCAACTCTTCTTGCGACCGGTGGATGATATGCCTCTTGTAGCTGGTTGATCCCTCCTCTTTAAGGTACTGGAGGAATTCGTCGTACCCACCTTCGGCAAACATACCGGGGTCATTTTCTTCTACGACCTTCTTGTAGGTCTCGTAGTCGAACCCAGCTGACTTGCTCGTGCTGAACAACAAGCCCTTCCGACGATGCTTCATCGGCTCAGGCTCAATGACCATTACCTTCTTGATCTCGTGGTAGATGAACCCAGCAACATCGATGCCGAGCAACCAGAGAGCGTAACAGTATGAAGTGATCTGATCATCGAGATAAAGGTAGTCGTCAGCTGCACCTGGATCACCGGTTGAAAGCCGAGCTGCTGTCTTCCAGTCCACGATCCAGTAACGACCATGACGATCTTGGAAGATGGCGTCGATGCGACCGCCTAGGGTTACTGGAAGACCCTGCCACACCTCTTCACGGTAATGTGCCTCTTCATTGATCGAAGGGTTCTCCGCGTGAATACGTTTCCAGTTAACTTCTTGCCACGTATCATGATGCTTAATGCCCTCTGCTGATGCCTTCCACTTAGACCAGCAGCGGTGGCACTTACACCAGATGACGGTAGCTGAACTGTCAAAAGGCCCATTCGGGGCTCGAAGGACGATCGGGACCTCGAACGACGTCTCGACTCCGACAGGACGATACTCTGCGTCGATCTCGTACGAGACCTTGAACATGTTCTGCAGCATGGCTTGACCAAGCTCGACGCGCTCGTTGTAGTCGGCCTCAACTTCGGGATTCATTTCCTCGAACTCGTTGATGCCTTGAGCACGGATCTTAGCCAGGTACTCCTTCTTCTGCCGTTCACACTCAAGCATGAACACACGAAGAGTTTCCAGCTCGCGGCTTGCGTCGTCAACACCCCATGCATTCGGATCGAACCAATGTTCCATCGCCTTGTGAAAAGCGATACCGAACTCGAGAGGCTTAGCCGTTACTGTTGGGTAGTACAGGTCTCGATAGATCCAAGCCCAACGTCGACGACAACCACGAAAGCTTTTACGTTCCGATACGTGAATACTGTGTACAAGGTCTGCTTCGATATACTGATCAACAGTACTAAGAATCATGTGCACTTCCCGTTATTCTATTATGGCGGCAATTACTTCTATTATACTCTTAGCCACTTAGTAAGACAAGCTGGCAATTTTAGTTTCAGTTGGGTCAATTTTAGTAACCTAGAAACGGGCAAACAGCTGCGCGGGCCCTGTGGTTCCCTTAGGAAGACAGGGTCCGCGCTACTGTCAAACCGTTTCGGGAGTGTCTGGTCCTAGAAGGGCGAAGACGTCCGACATGTAGAAGCGTCGGTGCCCACCTGGGGTCAGAATCGACTTAAGCTTACCTGCAGTCGCCCACCGACTGACGGTCTTCGGGTCGACACGGAACAGTGCAGCCACTTCACCCGGTGTTAGTAGACGATCGGGTTGCATGAGTGCCACACGCTCACTTGCCGTAAGTGTGCTCATTAGTTCCTCACAACTATCGGGTAATGTTCAAATTGGGGTGCTTCGCTAGCCATTCCACGTGTTCCTGAGTTGAGATGTAAACGAATGTACGCAAGTCGCGTGGATGCTTTGCCACGTCAAGAAGGTTGTTCGGCATCTGCTGACGGCCAGGAGCCGGCTTGTTACAGCAAGTGTTGACCCACCAACCCAGCTTTGCGCCTCGAGCAGGTGCTTTTGGGTTAGCACATGTGCAGAATGAAGTCGGGTATGCGTACAAACCCATCACGTCTGCTTTGAGCTCGACCATATGGTACTCGCCGGTCTCAGGATCAGTTGCAGCGAAGACGGTCTTGCCATCGATGATTGACTGAATGTACTGCTCAGCCTGCTTGTCATCCGGAATGGCTAGCAGGACGTATCGTGCTCCCATTGTTTCCCTCCATCCATGGATACCAACCGTCTGCTGTTTCGTATACGTCTAAGCGTTCGTAAGTCGCATTAGGCTTATCAGCGGTCATATTAATGACCTCTTCGGGGTCACGCGACTCACACCACATAGTGCCATCTTCAAGCAGCGATCGATAGTAAGATCGAACTAACTTAAACTTAGACTCTGTCATCCCACCTCCTTATCGATGTGAATGTTATTGACGGTGTGCCCTGTTCTCGACAAACGATAAACTACTACGGCAGCTCCAACGAGGACAACAGATGCGGGCAAGAGCCACTTCATGAATCGACGTGTCATGCTGTCACGTCCGCTTGTGCGACCTCAATGAAGACACCGTTGTCTATGGTGTAGTATTCGTGCTGCGTACCGACACATGTGGCATGGGGACTATGTGACTTGCCTTCCGATACGTTGTAACGAGTGTGGTGGTGAATCACACTCTCTTCGTGTGCGCCGCGAAAGGAGCCAGTGCCATTAAGACGCTGCTGTGCTTCCTCGCGTATCTTCGAAAGGTCGAGTTCCTTCGGATTGCCGTAGTAGTAGTGGTGCATTCCCCAGCCTTTCCCACGATTGGGATCGTACACGATCCGTTGAATTGTGCGTACGCTTACTTCATGCCACGCGGCAAGTTGTTCCACGACTTCTTGTGCCGTAAGCTTGCCACGTCTTTTGAACCTATACCTGATCTGTGCTGCTTGGTGTCGGTCAAGGAGCCTGTACGTCATCAGATCACCACACCGCCTTGGACGGGTATTACTTGCGCTAGCTGTGATATAGCCCGTGCGGGTCTGAGAAGAGCGCAGTGAACGCTTCTGGTACCGAGTGTCCGCCAACAGCGAACATCCCCTGCACTGGTGCCCATGCTTCGTACGCACGTCCTGCCATTACGACCCGAGCGGCATCCGCACCAATTGCGTTGACGCGTGCGACCGTAAGTCCAATGAACGACGATCCGTGGAGCTCCCACAGGATGAAGTACCGGCTCGAGCGCAACCACGTTGGTGCATCCACTGCGATGTTGTGCAGAGCGTTCCCGATCGCGAGATGATCGGGGTGATCCTCCGCGACGGTCTTGTACGTGTGCCCCTTCAGGTCGATCTGTCCACCGTATTGGTTCACGATCGTTTGAGCGTAGTTTTCCACTGCCGTTTGAACGCTAGTTGTGTCCACGCCACCATCTGGCAGTGACAAGTAGATGAACTCATCTACCTGCAGTGTCCGCATGGCGGTCTCGAACTCGCGGCGTCGAGCAGCCTTGATGTCGTCTTGTGTTAGCGGTGCATAGTCCTCTGCGGTTGGGTTGTGCGTGTAGCCCGCCCAACTGGACGTTCCACTACCGTTCAGTAGATCCCGTACACCCGTAGCCTCGCCGTCAGTAACCATGATGACGAAGACCTTCTTGCCGGAGGCCTTCTCCGCAGCGATCGCTGCACCGCCACCGAGCGTATCGTCATCTGGATGTGCCCAGACGAACAGCGAGTGGAACACTGTTGTCGTAGTGGTAGTGGTTGTTTTCGGTTTCGGTGATGGTAGTACCGCAGCAGTAGTCGCAGCAACACCCCCGATTAGCACTGTACGCCGATCCATGTTATGCTTCTCTCGTTGTTTGTACGTTTGGCTCGCTCGATTGTCATTTACTCTTCCTCCGCAGTTTTGATCTGACCCGTCAGCATGAGCATCATGTTTGTGTTGGTCAGGGTGAGCGCTTCGTCTGGACTGAATCCAGCTTCCTTGAACTCTCCAAACAGATCAAAGAGTAGTCCGGCAAAAACCCTTATCGGAGTGCCTTGCATGGCGCCCTCAATAAGGGCTCTTGCCTTGTCGTCGTCATTCAATTTCGTGCCCTTCGTCGACTGCGCATTCGCCGCACAGCATCATCCAACCTGTCCAGTAGGCGTTGTCGCCGTCTTCAATATCATCAGCACACATACCGCACAGGCGATGCCCAACGATCTCGTGCCAACCGACTTCAAGGCTCACTGACGAATGTCCATCCAAATCTGTAGATACGGAACTAGACTCATGCTGTTTGTTGCTTGGACAGACATTTGCTCCCAGGCGGCTTCCTCTCCTGGAAAGCTTTGGTGGATCAACGAACTCAATTCATCAAGGCTGATGTCCATGACGTAGTTGCCGTTTGCTTCGTCGATGATGTCCCAGATTTTGAATTCGTCATCAGATTCGTTTTCGTTCGGACTGAGCTTGTAAACCACTACGCATCCTGGAATGAATCGTGGATGATTGCCTGACGGAAGGCTTGCCACTCGTTTTCGTCGAACTTCAAGATCGGACTCGCATCCCCAAGCTTGGAGTCGCGGATGAGGACCTTGTCTTCCGTCTGTGCCTCTTCGACGCAACCGTCCGAATTGCAGAACGACGACTTCACGAACACAGGTTCAGTCATGGTGCTCCTATCGGGTTAGGGCCGAGTTGCCCGAGTCGCCTACGGTTTGGAGTGCCGTAGACGAGTGCGCACTACTCGGTTATACGTATGCACCTTCCGGTTTAATTTTAGCGTCCTTATCACCTAGCAGGCGCTTGATGAAGTTCCAGCTCGATTCGATCCTCTGAAGACGACCAGCATCGATGGTATCACGTGCTATGATGTCGATGATGTGGACCGCGTTCTTCTGACCAATGCGATGGCAGCGATCTTCGGCCTGATGATTATGAGCAGGTGACCAAGCCCGATCAATGAATATAACCGTGGACGCTGCTGTAAGAGTGAGTCCGACACCTCCTGCGCTGATAGTCCCAGCGAATACACGCAACCTACCAGCCTGGAATTCCTTAACAATTGTACCACGCGCTTCTTGTGAGGTATCCCCAGTAAGAATACCATGCTCGATCCCTTTGTTCTCGAGACGGCGAGCCAGGAGGTTAATGATCTGCTTCGACTGGCTGAAGACGACGAATTGTTTGTCGGGGTTGTCACGTAGAATCTCCATCACGGCATCGAGCTTTGAGCTCGGTTCGATTAGAGTGACCTTGTTGACGACCTTCTCGTCCCAGACCTTATCACAGATCAGGTCGCCATCATCGTTGTAGCACTTCTGTTCGTCCGTATTCTCGTGCTCATGTTTCTTACGTACGAGTGTCGGAGTGAACTGTGCATACGCCATAGCGAGTTGCTGAAGTCGTACGAGCTTCGCAATTGCCATCGGTGCCGGCAATGGCTCGTCTTCGTGTTCGCCGATCCACGCCAACATTTCATCGCGCATCTCATTGTAGACGCGGCGCTGTTGGGGATCAAGCTCGACGGTGATCCTGCTGTAGTACTTCTCTGGGAGATCCGGAAGTACTTCTTCCTTCAGGCGCCTGATGTAGTAAGGCGCGATCTCACCGAGCAGTTCATTCTCGTGTGCAACACCGATGATCACCTTGAAGGCATTCTTGTGTTCTTTTCCGCAGAGGACTCCATTAGGATTAGCCATGCAGAAGTCACTCTTTTGGTGCTGTACATAGATAACGTGGTGATCGAAGAAGCGGTTGTACGAACTGAATCGTTTCTTATCACACCAGTTAAGGAGCGACCAGAATTGCTCAGGTCGCGTAGTGCAAGGTGTACCCGTAAGCAGTGTCAAGTACTGACGCTTGATCTTCTTCGAGCGCATCGTAACTTGTGCTTCACGATTTGCAGCGCGATGTGCTTCGTCAGCGAGGATGTGGAACCAGGGATAAGTAGCGAGCTCAGGCAGGAGTCGCACGACGTCCCAGTGCATGATGTAGACGTCGTGCGACCCAGCCTTTACCTGAGCTAGGAACGAACCTCGGTCCTTCGGGTCAAGTGAGGTGACCTTCAGGTGCGGCTGCCATTCCGCAAAATGTTCAACCCAGACTGGGACAACGCTCTTGGGCGCGATGACCAAAGTCTTCTTAGCACCTGGATGCTTCTTGCGTCGTTCAGCATCTAGAGCCATGCCTTCGATCGTTTTACCCAAGCCCATGTCGTCTGCTACAATGCAGAACGGTTGATCAACGAGTTTGTTGACGCACACTTCTTGGAACGGCAGCAGCTTGCCCATGGTTAGTTTTCTTCCTCCACGTCGTAGAATCGGACGTTACTCAGCGGGATCTCGGTACGCGGAACTCCTCGACCAATCACCAGCAAGTTACGGTTGGGGTCGATCTTCCATCCAGTGGAATGGAAAGTCGGGAAGCGTCGTATATCCCAGTCCCAGTAGGTGATGGTCAGGTAGACGACTCGCTCCGTCATGTTAATCGCTTCGGCGATCTGCTCAAGCGCCGTTACCTCTTCAGGCAACAGGAGCGCCTTGCTGTCATCCTCGACGATGGTGTTCGGGTCACGGCCCTCAGCCAGCGCAACCGCGTCAGCCTTAGCAATGTGCTCCTTGAGGACAGGATTACCCTTGTCGTCCAAGGTGAAGTTCATGCACGGGGTGAACATGCAGTCGTGACCAAACACCTTCGTGTGCTTGCGCTCCTGGTGTCGCGCGAACGCAACCTTAGGATCACGAAGCTTGTAGCCCGGCACATGCTTAGAGGCATTCTTCGCCTCGTTCTTGTGCTTGCGCTGATGTGCGTTGAGTCCGGTTAGGGTTAGCGAGCGGAAGTCGCACTTCTTGCACTGCAGAGGATCGGTCTCCTCTGTCTTGTTACTCTTCTGCGTCGGAATCTTCCCCACCTCGAACCTCACTTCTGGAATCCGCTTCGAACCCGAAGCTTTCGTCTGCCTTGGCAACGTCGATCACTTTCCTTCCACAAAGGCAACGTTCGATTTCCAATTTTCCGTTGCGAATTTTTTGGTAAACGCGCTGAGGGGCTATTCCCCGAAGTTTGCCATAGTCGATTGGTGTCAACTTAGATTCGAGTTCAGCCCTGTCAGCGCGTTCGTCATCTTCGATCTGTTTGAAAAAGTCATCAATCGACGACATGTGCGTTCCTTACTAGCGGGTGGTACGGGTACTCCGCGAAAGGCTCTTGCTAGCGGTCTTCTTAGCCGGCTTCGGAGCCTCGAGCACACCAGCAGCGTTGAAGTCGCTGTCGAAGTGTGCGAGCTCCAGCGCGTCGAACGGAACCGACAGGTTGAAGTCGTGGCCGCTGACGAGCCAGAGCGCGAGGTCCTTCCAGGTGTACTGACGAGCACCCTGGGTCGGACCGCTCAGGTACCAGAGATTGTTAACCTTGATCGCGCCGTAGAGGAACTTGACGCCGTCCTTCTCGAACTGCTTCGTGAACCGGAAGATAGTCCCGTTCGGAAAGTCGTCGTCCGGGTACTCCTCGAGCAGAGCCAACTTGTGCTCGGTCTCTTCCTTCTCCTGCCGATCAAGTAGCATCTGTGCCAGCTTGGCGTCGACATTGGTCATACCCATTGCCTTGTTCTCCCTCGCTCGTTTCATTTCCATTAGGTTAGCCACCTGAGCTGAAGTCAAGCGACCTGAATTCATGAACGCTACAGCCAGGTTCTGAAAGACTTCGAGGCTGTAGTTGTCCATATACGCACGCATGGATTCAAAGACGTTGACCATCTCAGCCATGGCATGAATCTCTGAACCTTCAGGTGCAGTCCAACGACCCTCATGAAGGTTCAGCTCACGTGCCTTACGTCCGCGCACCATACGCGCGTAGTCCTCGTAATGAAAGTCACTACGCAGGTCTTTACGTACGTATTCGTTGAAATCGTCGTAGGTCACGGTTCCACCGACCTTAGACTTGTCTCGAACACAAGCTCGTCCCCACGAACCTTACGTGTGAGGTAAACCGCTCCGACAAGACTCTTGTGAATGCTAGTGGACGTCGTTACCTGTCCAGGATTTCGCGCCTGAACATGATGCACAAGTGCACCTAGCTCTTCGTACGCCTCTTTACGTGTCGTGGCACGCTCGACCTCGGTGGCACGGAGAATTTCTATCTCCATCCGCGCACGCCAACGCTCGTCACGCTTTTCGCGTGCCTTCTTCAAGAGAGCCTTGACTTCGTCCTCTGTATAGAACTTCAGTGGCATGTTACTTGTCCTTCTTGACGAAGAGTGTGATCGTCGTGCCACAGTCCGGGCAAGGACCCTGCAGTGCGTTACGCTTGTTCTTCGTGACGACCTTCTGTCCACGGAAGAACTGCTTCACGTTGCACTTCACGCAGTAGCCCTCAGCCTTAGTGGCCTTAGGCTTGCTCTTTGTAAGGAATGTCATGTTATCCTCCTCTCGATCGGTAACTCCCTAGGGCCTCCGTACAATACGGGCAATACGGGGACCCCAGCCAATCACGGATCTCCACACGGACTGTGTTCAGTCGAGCGGTGTTTCAGTGCCAGGAAGGAGTCCCATGATGATCGACTTGCGGAAGGCTAGCCACTCGTCTTCGTTGAACTGAATGACAGGACTGTTGTCTCCGAGCTTGCTGTCGCGAATCAGTGTGTCAGTGCCTTGCGCAGCTACCTCCACACACCCATCCGCATTGCAGGCGGACGACTTCTTCCACTCTGGCATTACAATTCCCCTGCTAGCACGGCTTGGCGAATTGCGTTGTAGGTGGCCTGCTCGATTTCGATCACTGGACTGTCCTCACCGATCTTCGAGTCGCGCATCAACACGACATCGTCGGTGAAAGCCAGCTCAACACATCCGTCGGACTGACAGAAACTGGACTTAATGAACTTCGGCGCAGTAGCTATTTCCACGCTTCTTCCTCCTCCCGCTGCTCGACATCCTCGGCCACGTTGGCCTTCCATTCTTCCCTCAGGGCGTAGAGTCCGGCGTATTTCTTGCCGAACGCTTCCCGGAGCTGTGTGTACTCCTGTACTGAAAGTTCGATGAACCCGCGCGGCGTCCCGACCGTAATGATCTCCGTACCTGGATCCAGATCACCCTGATCAGAACCACCAACACCAGTAACATCATACAGCACATCGATTTCGCTTCCCGGAAGTCTCATGTCAGTTCCTTTGGCGGTGTGGAGTTTTGTGTTGTAAGGGGCTCGGTGTCTATCTTGAAGTCTAACCTCGCCGGTCAAGCGGGGCTTATAGCTTATGTAGCTTCGCTATTCCAACTGGTTAGACACCGGTTAGACCGAGTCTATTTTCAGTCTAAACTACTTCTGCTATTAGGAGATTCTCGTCCTTCGGGTACAGCATTTCCTTCGACGTCTTCGGACTTAGAACGATGAAAACTTCGTAGCCCATGGCATTGGCAAATCGCGTCAGAGTTGGCAGTTTGATCTGGCTACCACGTGCAATGCACTTTCGCCACTGCGATGCGATCGACCGCTCTGCGCCCATCTTGTGTGCAAGACGGAGATCAGTTATGCCCTTCTGCGTCTTGATTAGATCGAGAATGTGAAACAGTGGTCGAGTGTCCTTAACTGGACCGATCGGAATGTCAATCGGCATCAGCGTCCCCTTACTTCTCGTCCCTCCAGGGATGCAACATGTGCTGCCTCTGCAGCTGCTCGCATTTGAGCTGCAAGTGCCATATCGGGCTTCGGCATCTGCCGTTGACGCGGTGCTTCTGGGTCGGGAATGGTGCCATCCGCGTTGACCTGAACCTCCCACGGCGTGTTGTTCCAACGGCACCGTGGGTTGCGACAGTAGAACTTGTGCAGCTTGGCTCCCTTGGAACCAGACTTGACGGCACGTGTTTCACGTTCGACATGTTCGCCGACCTGGTCGCATCGAGGACAGCGCTTTGCTTCCTCCCAAGTTCCTGCGGGCATTACTTCGCCTCCTCGGCCATCAGGCTCTCCAAGAGCGCGGTCATTTGTTCCTCGAGCAGGTCTACACGCTTAGTGAGATCGTTTACCTGCTTTGTGTTCATTGCCGTCTTGCTAGTGGGCTCTCGCCCTGAACCAATCGCGTCCGCCTTCATGTACAGCTCTTCGGTCGGCTCAGTAATCAGTCGCCACTTGCTCTTCTTCGCGCCACCGCCTCGGGAGACCTGCTCAGCACATCCCATGTTCCGAAGCATCTTTGTTACTGTCGTGTAGTAAGGCGCAGCCATGCCAGCTTCTGAGAAGAGCGAGGTCAGGTAACCTTCGTAGATGGCATACCCGGTAGCCTCTGTTGAGGTACTACCATCCTTACCCAGGACGTTAATGACCTCCGGTGTTGAGTCACGCAGCATCTTCTGGTAGATCGTACTGCAGTGCTCGAACATCGCAGGTACAGGGCTATCTGTCGGGTCAGTCATTATGTGTCACCTCCGTTGCGTCAAACAATTCCTGGAAGAAGCGGTTCTTATCTCTTTGCCGGTGAACCATGCCCGCATTCTTCTCAAGATCGTCGACGGTGGACCAGTCTCGATTGTCCTCAAGTTGCTGCAGTGTAGTTGCACCTTCATTAAGTGCCTGGTCGGCCAGCTCGTTAAGGTATTCCTGTTCATCCGCCGTGAATACCTCATCAAGCCTACCTGTCTTCATTTGTGTCTCCTTTTATTATACTCTGCACCCCTCGTGTACATCACGGGGGCAATTTGTTTAACTACAGCTGGTCAATAAAAATGGGCGCCAGCCCATCCCGTGGTGAGGACTGGCGCCCATGTAAGGTGTCCTTAGGTAAGCGGTTGCGGCCGGCACACCCTAAGTACTGTCGCGACAGGATTATCCTTTGAACACCCAACGTAGCGGCGGTGGGATTTGAACCCACGATCTCTGGCTTATGAGGCCAGCGAGGACGACCGAGCTCCTCTACACCGCAATGACCCGACACCTCGGCGAAGGTGTCGGGCTTTTTTGATCCACCTGAACTTCGACGTGAGGCCACTATCTGAGTGACCCCGTGGAGAAGCAGGGATTCGAACCCTGTGCCTTCGGCTTGCAAAGCCGACGCTCTGCCATATGAGCTACATCCCCTTGGCTGGGGACCCACTATACCATGGCAAGGTAGGAAATGGATCCCCAGCTTTTATCCCTCTGGAGGAAGGGTGGTATTACTCGGTGATGATTCGGACAGCGGCCTGTTCGCCGAACTCGACTTCCAAGTCACCGACCATCTCGGCGAACCACTTCAAGCAGGCATCAAAGGTACCGCGCCAGTGCAAGCTCCACTCACCGGCCACCTCGCCTGCCTGGAGCACCACGTATGACTCCAGCTGGGCATCAAACGCGATGATCATTTCTGCAACGCCGTGGTAAGTAACGACCACTCGGTCGCCCTTACTCTCATCCAACTGCACGTTCACAACGTGCTCCTTTCTTGCATTGAACTCTTCAATGCGTGAAGACGGCAGGATTCGAACCTGCAACCGTAAACCCGGCTAATACACCCGTAGGTGTGCCGCCGCTCTACCAATTGAGCTACGTCCCCTTGGCGGTAGTGGCCGTAGGGATTGAACCATCAGCCGAGTCACTTAAGACTCACCACTACCACTACCTACTTGTTTTTGGCTCCGGCGCCCACCTGCTCGAAGCTCTATGACGCTCGCCCTTTGGTGTGCGGCGTCGCCCTCATCTGAATTACTCCGCCTCGACGACCTCGGTGTTGTCCGCCTCGGCCTCAGCCGGCGCGTCAGTCGACTTCGCGGCCTTCTTGGCGTCCTTCTCGGCGGCGGCGGTGTTGCGAGCGGCAACCCGCTCACCCTTGGCGTCCCACCAGGCCAGCGCCTCGTCCAGGACCAGCAGGTTCACCCGGCTCAGGGCAGCACCCTCGGGCGCCTCGCCGGTCTTGAAGACCTGGCCATCTTTGGTCGACACGTAGGTCGGCATCGGGTTCTTGGAGTTCTTCTGGTTCAGCGTCGAGTACATCTGCTGCGGCGGGATCACGTTACCCGCGTCGCCCTCGCTCGGCATGCGGATCTTGCCGTGCTTGTTCTCGGCGCCCTGCGCCTCCAGGTGCTTCGTGAGCTCCTTGGCGAACTGAACCGGCGTGATGTAACCCTCCGGCGGAACGTCACGGGCCGGCTTCTTCTCGGCCTTCGGCTTCTCGTCGGTGGTGGTCGTGGTGCCCTCGGCGGGAGCGTCGGTCTCGTCGTCCAGGGCCTCGGGGACGTCGACCTCAGGCAGGTCGGTGGTGGCCTCGGCGTCGGTCACGGCCGGGACGTCCTCGTCGAATGGAGTAGTCATTTTGCGGTTTCCCCTCGTAGCTGCTTTGGTTGCCATTGTGCTCGGACTCCTTAAATATACTCGGGTTGTTTGGCTTTGTCAACCGGTCAATTTGAGAATTTTCGCGGTCAATTTTTACCTGTTGTTCAGCTTGCCTGCCCACCAGTCCTTGCGGGACTTCCAGGTCGACTTTTGGTGCTTCCAGGACTCTTTGATCTCGTCCCAGAACGTTGTGGTCGTAGAAGGTGCAAGGATCACACCCGCGGCCGTTAGTGCGCGTTGTTCCATGTGCAACTGCACTGGGTTCTTACGTCGCCCAGCGAGCCACGATTCGGTCTTGGGCATTGCCCAATCGAAGGCCTTGCGGTCGAATTCGGCTGCACGCTTGTTGAACTCATCCCACTTGCTGATGACGACTGCGGCAGCCATTTGTAACGCATTGTCTTCGACGGCCCTATGTCTCCTCACCGAGCCCCACACGGGCATGGAATTGCGTTTGCGGTCGAACACCGTAACAATGGTGCCAACTCCGACGCTCGTATAATTCGATGCAAGGTATGTGGACACATGGACCTCCATTGGGCAACATTTTCCCTGTCACTTTAATTTTATATGGTACCCAATGGTAAAAGCAAGGGGTTTTCTAGGGTCAATTTTTCAGGCACTTCGTTGGGCTGGTACCTCGACATGAGGCCGCTGACTGACGCGCATGTCCCGAATGGCACAGAGCGCGCTAAGCACAGCTGCGTCACGCTGGGCCCAACGATCGTAGAGCTGATTATCGCCGATTGCGAACTGGAGTTCCGGGTCGGCCTTACGATTAGACTGCCAATAAGGATCTGACTCCTGCAACTTGGGAGTCGATGCGACCAACTGGAAGTACCGTGCACTAGCTTTACGTGCAAGGTTCCAGTTCTCAATCATCTCCGCGTACACCAGATGAATCTGTTTGTTCAGTTCAATCTGGGGTACTGGATTGTATCGCCCTTCCTTCGGCGTCGTTCCCTTGACGAAGAGTGGCATTTCCTTACCTCACTTCTTGTTGGCGATGTAGATCATGAACGCCATGATGCCAAAGATAATGGCACCACCGATGATCGTTCTGAGCTTCACGTTCCCTCCTTTGCGCGCTGAATCATCTGCTCTACGAGCTTTTGTCTCTCGGCAAGCGCAGCCAAGCGCCGTTCATGGGCGAGCGCACCTTGGTGCATTTCAAGACTCCACGAACCCATGCGGTGATGCTCCTTGCAGTACTCACACCATCGCTTCCGGCACCACCATCGAGACATCATGTTCACCTCCTTTGCATTCTATTATATAGGGTGGTCGGCTTGATGCCTTCCAACGTATCCAGGCTCAGGGACTGGATACGAAGGGAGCCGTCAAGCTACTTAACGCTGACGTCGATCATTGCTTTTGCTCGTTCGGCCGCTTTGACCAGGTCCGTCTCGGACACAGAGAAGTTGACAACATCAACCTGACGCGTCCGTGAAGGCTCGGTCATCGACGCAAGTGTCTGTGACGGTGTTGCATTACGAATATCCGTTGACTCCATCGTGTACTCAGTGACCTGCCGAATCGTAATGTCGGCGATGTACCGTACGCTTTCTTTCATGTCTACTCCGTGTCTAGTACGTGGCCGTCTTGCGACAGACAGTACGTTGTTGTCATGGTTGAATAACCCGACTGTCCGTTGCTGCCAACGTACCAACCATATGCAGTGATCGAACGAACGTGTCCGTCCATGGCACGGCAGTTCGCCTGCCACTTGTGATCCATGATCACGAATCCCGGAATGGAAATAATGAGGCCAAGCGCCATTACCACGAATCCGGCAACTGGTCCGTCGTCGCTATCCGACATTATGGTGAACACGAACCAAAGGAAGCCAAGGCCGAACACAATCACACCGGCCCAGAGCCAGCTATTCACTTTTGTTCCTTTCTTGTCAGTAGTCTAGTCTGTCCCAGATAACTATACCCCACAAGATCAGGGCAACGATGCCTACGCCGAGGCCCATATTAACTGCGTCAGGGTCGACTGTGAATGCAAGTACCCAGCCGAGTGCAGACAGTAGCGTCACAAGTATGGCTGTAACAAGTATAGTTCGTCTAAAACTCTCGACTGGATCCCTCATCGAGGGCTGTACATTTCGCGGAAGTCGATCTTGAGCTCGCCGCGCTTGGTCAGGACTGCAGTGATGCGGTAACGCCGATACGTACCGTTGGCCTGCTGAGACCACTGGAGCTCCTTGTACATCTTGGTGCCGAAGTCATCCTTCTCGCTCCGCCAGCCTTGCGCAGAGCCCTGAATGTACCGAAGGAACTCGAGCTGCCGACCTTCGTCGATGAGGGTGTTGAGCTCGCCCTCTTCGCCAGCGGCATTCCAGAGGTCTTCCAACGCGCCGTGCAGGAAGTCCAACGTCTCTTCCGTGCAGTCCATCATGATGCCCTTACCGTGGTAGTAAGTGCGGGTGTCTTCTTCAGCCATAGTCATTTCGTCTCCAGAGTAATGATCATTCCCAAGGCACCATAGACTATGATGCCGAAGCCAATGCCGAGGAACACAATAGCGCTAGTTGCACCTAGCCAGTAGCTGATCTGGTCGACAATATTCCAAAGGTAAATGGCACTCCCCATTAGAACAATGCCGAATACGAGTGAGGCGACGTAGCTAGCCATCATGATCCATCATGTCCGCTCACGTACGTGTTGTCCGACGTCAGGCACACTTCGCTGTTGTTGAACTTCACGATGTGATTACCTGCTGCCTGACAGTCGTGCTCGAAGTTGTGCTGCTGTGTCTCGAAGTGGATCACGAGAATCACAGCCGTGACAACAGCAGCGAGGGTAATGAACAGAAGAAAGCCAACGTCTCCGAGCCATTTCCAAACAGCTTCTGGAAATGACCTCTGTGTTTTCAAAGGACACTCCTTCCATGAGGGGTTTATTGTGTCCAGAGTCCAACGGGGGTGTGGAGCTCCGTTGGATGCATTCCCGCGTATTTGCCTACTTGAGACTCACATGCGTGAATGCATCCTGCGCAACCGACACACTAATCTTCGTTGAACGTCGCCTTGATATTCTCGCGGCCGCCGCGCACTCGTTGGTAGCCTTCTTGCCAGTGTTCAATCAGAATGTTGTTCGTAGGCAAGTAGACAACGAACTCGCACCACTTGCACTCGTACTTGTCTGCATAGATCTTGTAGTACGAACCCCAGCTAGCTTCCATCTCGATTAGCACGCCGACGGAAACGCATTCCATCTCGCGGTTGTCCTTGCCACAAAGGACCTTAGGAATGTGCGGCATGTTCTACCCCTAGGCTGTCAGCCATTCAGCATTAGTGACATTGCCACCGCTGAATAGATTTAGGGCGTCGTCGGTGTCGACGAGCACCTCGTTTGGTGGTACATCGAACTCAACGCGCAGGACTCGGGTGTAGGGGACACCGTCCTCCATCAGCGCGAACGTGATTACGGCTTCCATTTGTCGCCCACCTTTACGGCGTCGTAATAGGACTTCTGAACTGCTTCGCAGGTCTCTGCACCACCCTTCTTGGCATGGCACACAAGCCACTGCTCATCGACGCGGCAAACTGCCATCGTCTTGTCATTGCTCGAGACCGTCCATACGCCGTGGTCGATCACGTGACACTTATCTTCATTGAACTGCGTAGTCTTGGCGTCATAAAGCACGGCCTCGACGTGTTCCTTGCGAGTGACCTTGTCAGTCGTCAGGTTACAGGCGCTCAACGTTAGCACGCTGACCAGGGACAGTGCCGCTAGCCGCTTCATCCATTTCCTCCAGGCGCTTACGAATTCGTTCCAAGATTTGCTTTGCGAGTGCCAGCTTCTCGTACAAGTCCTGTGCCAGCCGTTCAGCTTCGGCGAAAGACTCCTTGATCGCGGCAATCTTTTCTTCGGTACTCTGCATGTTTATCCCTTTAGGATTCGAATGCGGTCTTGTTCCAAGTCTTGAGTGTACACGGGAGCAATGTACCTACGCCCGACCATGAGGTTCAAGTAGTGATACGATTGAACCCAACGCTGTCCGGTATTACACTTGCCGCATTCATCTTCAGGATGGCCGTGTAGGAGATAGGCTTTTAGTACTTGCACTTTCTCCTGCGTTGACTTCGGTTTCAAGCCGAGGCGTATCGCTCGCCACGTACCACATTTCCCGGCTGCTTGAATGGCTGAGCGTGTCAGGAGTGCCATTAATCGTCGCCATCGACTTCTGACACCTGCCCATATGCGTCGGGTCGAACGTGTACCCGTTGCAGTACGGACAGCTCAGTCGCGCCGACCTCATTGTCGATCTCACTTTGCGTCCTCCAGCTACAGGGAACGTACTGGCACGTGCAACAGCCACGGCCAGCCGTCCAGTGCTTACAATGCTTGTGCATCGCTAAACCGCTGCTCCATAGTCGTCGATAATCCAGACCTTGTAGTCGTACGGACCAGCGAGTACCTCGTAGTCATCGTCATCGAAGCCAGATTCAGTTCCAATCCAGCTCTTCGAAGAAGTGCCGTGCCACTTAATACAAACGATCTGGCCCTTCAGGTCGCCACCCGCATGCAAGTCGGCAACACAGCCCATCGCGAGGATCAGCTGATCGTCACCGCACTCGCTGCGAATGCCTTCGCTGTTGATGCGCATTCCGTAACGGCGCGTGAGGACCTCGTTCGGAACGAAGTCGAATTCCTCTTTGTCTCTGTCGTTCATTCGTACTCCTTTCCCTAGCAGATTTTGCTGTTACATTTATTATATATGGTAAAACAAAGAAAAGCAAGGAACAGACTCTTGGATCTTTTTACGTCCCTATCGAATGTAGTTGGCAAAGAAGTAGCCAGACCAGAAGTGAGCCCAAGTCTTATCTTCAGGCGACAACTCACTGCTCTCGTCAATGATAGCTTGGGCGCGCCTAACGTCCTCCAAGAAGAATGGATCGAACGAAACGATCTCCTCTTCGGAGTGTTCCTCGAACAGGTAGATCATACTACCGATCTCCTGGATGAGATACCGATCACTTGGCAGGCGTGCCATTTAGACTCCTCAGGTACTCAACGACTTCACGCCGTTGTCCATGTATTGCTATGACATGTGTTGTCAGTTCGCGGTTCGATACGCTTTTCTTCGGATCAGCGGACCTAAGATCGCCCAGGTTGCAGAAGTTACATTCGTAACCCCAGCCACCCATCATGCCAGGCTTCCCAGGTCCGCCTCTCCAACGCGTAATTCCGAACTCTTTCGGGGGATCACCCTCAGCCACGACACGAACCGTCGCAGTAGACAGTTTCGCCCATATGCGCACCATCAAGCGACTCGTGCCCGTCACACTCGGGCTTCTCACCATCAGAGCTCCACACCGCGAAGTGTGCAGCGGCCTCTCTGGCGACGCGACAAGCGAGTTCAAGACTACGAACACTTCGGTCCAGGTAGTGGGCTGAGTCAACCAACTGCAGGACGTCGTACATGAACCGAGCGAACTCTTGCTCCTGTCTAGTTAGACCCTCCATTGCGTTCTTGGCTAGCGGTGACGTGCCCCATTCTCGTTCGTATTTCTGTGCGAACTCTTCACGACTGATTGCTCGCATCCTAACCTCTCTTCTAAACTAGCAGCTACAGTTTAGACTCAAAATAGACTGAGTCTCTTGAAGTCTAACCTATGGAACGTAGCTCTAGCGGGTAGCTCTACGGGCTAGATGACCTACTAGGTTAGACTTTAAGTTAGACTGTGAGTCGATTGACTCGCTATGGCGTCAGACATGGCCTGACGCCATAACGTGCTAATCGTTCTTGTAGCCCCAGTACATCTGTGCAAGCTTCTCTTGATCTTCGGGGTTGGCCGCGTTAAGTTCCTCGACCATCTCGATAATCGCGTCCTTGTACTTCTGATAGACGAACGTTTCGAGGTCGTCGAACGGCACATTGGCCGCGTTGACTCGCTCACCTGCAGGACCGACTTCGATCACAGTCACGTGACCCTTGTAGTCACCATCATGACTGAAGCCGGTCTTTTCGAGAAAGAACGAATGCGACATTAGTCCTCCACATCGCCAACGATGGTCAAGTGGCTTTCGCCTTCGAACCGCTGCCAAGTCTCGATGTGGTTCCGCTCCATGTGAACGAGCATGTACGCCATGGTGCGCGTCTCGTCAGTGTCCTTCGACTTCGTCGCCTCGTCGATCACGAGATCACGAAAGCGATCCAGCCGCGCGTCGTCGTCCTCCGAAATGAAGCTTTCGAAGCGCCACGACTTGTACTCATGCGTCTGCAGAAGCGTGAACGCCGCGAATACGTTAGTTGCCATTACAGCCTCCAAAACTGCATTGTGTCCATGTTCCATGTAAACTGCTGTTGCTTCTTAGTGTTCAGTCCCCGGATGATAGCGGCCCGTCCTGTGGTGTAGTGTATAGCCACCAGGGTCCCGCGTATGGGTTGAATAATTTCGAAGCCTCGCAGTACGTCAGTCAGTGTTTTCGGTCTGACCATTGTCTTTCCATTCCTCGGTGGTCTCTTCCCAAACACTTACGACCTTGAAGTTGAAGAGTTGGTCGCCGTACGTTTCGCGGTTACGGTCGACAGCTTGTTGAGCAGAGTAAGCCTTGCCTCGAGTTGTGAACTCGACTGTGTCGCCTGTGTGATCCATGTACGAGGAGGCGACCAGGTACATTTTCATTTGACCTCCGTAGTCACTTCCAGGATGGCAACGTGCACAGGCCCATGCACGCTCTTTCCGTTGTACGGAATGTCGGTGAGTGTGCCCCACCGGTACATGGTCCTGTCGTCAATGCCCGGGTAGCTGAAGTAGTACAGCATCAACCGTCGATGTGACTTACCCTCGACATGATCCTGCGGCATGTGACGCGACACCGCGATGAAGAGCCCTCGGTCGTCGATCTCCTTGACGTTCAGCTGTTTGATCTCGCGATCATCGACCACGATCTCTGTGGTTCGGACAACTTTGCGGTTCATTACTTTGCCTCCTTCGAGGCGCAGACCTGGCACAGGTCGCGGTAGTTGGTTTCCCAATTGTGTTTCCAACCAGCATGCTTGGCACGCTCGCGCAATGACAACGCGGCCTCGTTATCACGACCACGCATCTTTGTGCGACACACCTCGCACTTGATTTCGATCACAATGGCCATTACTTACTCCTTGTGGCACTTACCCAGATTACGGTACGGACCGGTCGGTACGAAGTGCATGTAGAAGTCCAACTCCGTCGGAAGGAACTCCTGACAGAAGTCGCAGTTCAACTCACACTTCTGCGTTGCCTTCTCTCGTGCTTCGGCGACGCTGAACAGGTCGATGAGACTGCCAGCCGTCGTGTCGGGGATGATCATTTCTCCTCCTAACCTGCCATCACCCAGTGACCGCACTTCTCCAGCTTGTACATCTCGGTCGGATCGACCTTGGTGTTCGTCACCCTGGTCTCCACGACCTTTTGCTCTTCGCCGCCCTTTTCAGGACAGTCCCACTTCTGGCACTGCACCGTCAGCGGCTCTTCCAGCGATTGTTGGTACGCCTCGTACGCTGGATCATAGTCGTACATAACCCTTCCTCCAATCGTAAAGGTCGCACCGCCCACGTCTATGACGTGAACGGGCCGCCCTCGGCGATTAGCTGGTCAAGCCTAGTGCCTTGTCGCCACCTTTGCGAATGACTGCTGCGACGTCGGCGGCGGTGATCTCGCTCTTAGTTGCGAGCGCGTCCAACGCCTCCTGATCGACCTTGCCGAGGCTCACCGTCTTCTCGTACGACAGCGGCTCGGGCTTGCCGATCTGGGGGAAGCACTCGATCAGATTCGAGAAACGCTTCTCGTGCTGCGGTTTGCGGCCCTGCGCTGCATCGGGCTCCACACGGACGTCGGACGGGCGGCGCTTGTTCTTGTTCTGGTTGCGCTCCATCATCTTCAGGTACCGAGCGCGGGCGCGAGCCTTCTTGTTTTCCATTGCGGTAAAACCTCCGTTATCGGGTAAGTGCCTCTTCGGACAGAATGATGCGGCCGTCTTCGACCAGGAACCTCAGAATGCGGTACTGCTGTCGAATTGCACTCGCACTGAGCGGGTACATGTCGACGGTGAGTCGCTCGAACCACTCACGGTCTGCGTGCATGTAGTAGGTAGCGAGAAGTCGAACGATCTCCTCGTTCGGCTCCAGCGTGACTGCTTCCTCGACCATCGATCGAATCAGTGTCACGATCGGCGGCTCAGCATTCACGCTAATCGTGACGTTAGCCTTCGTTGTTGCCACTTACGCCTCCTTGTCGTATGCTCGCGCGAAATCAATGATGTGACGGAATTTCGGTTCCGCTGCAAGCCACTCAGCGGACCAGTTACCGAGAAAGTACGTCTTGCGCCACGTTTCCGCAACAGCCAGGTACATCGCGTCGTTCACAGCTGCGGTCTTTTCGGGAGCCACCTTACGCGGGTGACAGAAGATCCAAACCTCGTCGCCAGAATGGCTAGCGGCGACCATTATTGGCTTGAAGTCTTCGTTTCCCACCACAGTGAGCACGGGCTTGTCGCCACGACCGTGCGCAACGTGCTGCAGAAGTTCGTCAACCAACTCCTTGACCGTCATCTGCTTCGTGGTGCCGTCTGGTTTAGGGGTGCCGCCCAAGAGGTCCAGCACCTTATCCAGGTTCTCTTCGGTCATTTCTCCTCCTACTTTGGGTTCCCAGCGCGAACTACAGAGACCGAAGCAACTCGATCTTCTTCTCTGTTCAGGTACTGTTCGACGGCCTTGATGGCGAAGGCCTCAAGTTCGTCCGTCGTTAGCGGCTCGAGCTTCTCGACCTTCTTGCGCTGCTTCGGAAGTCGCATTTCTTCTCCTACTTGGCGTGGTTGAACGTGAAGCGGAGCATCGGCGACCAGGTCGTGCACTTCGGGTTGTCGCAGCGCCAGAACGGAACAGCTTCGCCGTCCTCGTGTTCGTCGGTGTGCTGCAGAGAGTGCTGAACGTACGTGTCGTTCAAACGCTCGACATCCAGCAGCATCGTACGATCGACGGCACGGCTTCCGCGGCAAGGGTTGTCCCGGCAAATGTCGAACTTGTGCGTGTGACCCTGCTTCACGTGGATCTTCAGAGCGTTGTGCAGTGTCTGAAGCTCGTTGTCGAACTCCTCGTCGGCCTCGCCAACGTAGCCATCAGGTACAGGTGGCTGGCCGGGCGCCTCGGCCTTGGCGTCCAACCTCTCGCGCAGGACCTGAAGTGCTTCCGCACTCCGCCTCTTCTCGGCGGCCTCGCGCTGCGCTTCCACGTTGGGGAAAGCGTCGGGGTGGTCGTCAGGAATTACAGGGATTTCGAACGGCTCGCCGTCGTCCTCCGCCGACATACCCTTGATCAGCGCTTCCTCGCGATCCTGGAAGTCGCGTTCGTCGTGGACCGCGAGGAGCTCCAGCTCCCACTCCTGCAACGGCTCTTCGGCCCGTGCCTTCGCCGAAGCGATCTCGAGATCCCATCGCGTGTTCAGCTCCTCGGCCTGCTTAGCCAATTTCAGCGTAGCAAGCGCCGCTTCGCGATCATCGACGTGATCAGACAAAGCTGTTGCCTCGTCTCGCGCCGCTGACCACCACAAATCGGCAGCCGTAATCAGCGCGCCATGGAGCAGGGTTTCATCCTGCGCCGTGAACTTCATTGCCATTACCTAACCTCCTAGGGTGTACTTCATGATGTCGTACAGGAAGTACATGTCGGGGTCGTACTGCTGCTCGACCTCAACTGCAGTGTAGCCGTTGCCGTCGAAGTACTTGACGAGAGCCTGTACAGCTTTCTCGTCCAGCTCCTCTGGCTCGTTCGGGTTGCTGTCGGCAATCGTTCGCCGCACAGCCTCTTCGAGCTCCATTCGAACCTCCATCTAATAGGGCCAAGGCCGTACGCAATCGATGGTTGATTGCGTACGACTTTGGTTCTACAGCCTGGTAGTAAGGGTGTGCATTTCCGTTCCGACGACTTCGCCGGTAACCTTGGTTACCATGACACTGGCGAGGAAGTCGCCCTCCTCGTGCGGGTTGGACGTGAGCTCCATCTCGTCTGCAGTGCAGTACAGGTTAGCGCCGTCGAGCTCCCAGCCGCCGTCCTGTTCGTTCCGCATGAAGTGGAAGCTCATGCCCTTGTCGCCAGGCGCACCGTCGGCCGAGATAACCTCGGCCTGGTGTCGCTGGCACTCGATGTACAACGTTAGTTCAGCCACTGCTACCTTCCTCCTTAATAGGACCAAGGCCGAACATAAGAACTTGCGTCTTTATGCTCGACTTTGTACCTACACCGGAATTACGTAGGATTCGTGCTTGGCAACGATCTTCACACGATCAGGTGCGAACTGAGGCCGCTGCGCCAACGCCAACGTAGCGTCCGTCGCAACTACGGTCTCAAGGATCTTGGTGTCCTTGTCGTTAAGCTCAAGGAATTCGTCGAGCGTCATACCTGGCATATCGACCGTCACTGCGGTCATTACGACGAATTTCACTGCTTCCTCATGAAGTCGTTCTTCGCCTCCCAGTTGTACGACTTGCTGATCATCTCGCCCAGCAGGCCGTTCAGAATGTGGGTTCGCGCCGACCAGTACAACTGCATCTGCGGCGTTTCCTCGGTCAGCTCCTGGTCGTCCTCAAAAATAGCTTGCCGGCGGCGCTCAGGGTAACTCGCGTAAGCGTTGTGCAAAGCGTTCTCGTGGCAGTACGCTTCGATCTTCGCGTCGTTGTACAGCAGCTCCTGCACGTACTGAACCGCGAGCTCCTTCGTATGCATCGGAAGATTCTCGAGGTACGTTGTCTCCGTACTCACGTCGTTGTCGTTCATGATACCTCTTTCCTCTTTTCGAACACCAACTGATTCGCGGCGGTAAGCGCCATCTCCATGAACGCGAGCTCGCCCTTACTGAGCTCGCCCAGCATCAGATCGATCGTCTGATACGTATGCGGTTGCGCTACCAACTCGACGAGCTTTTGCGTAAGTTCGACCAACTCGTCGATATTGCGCATTTCAGTCATTGGTCCACGATCCTTCGTTCCGCATTGCTAACCTCCTAACGTAGGTACTGATATCCGCCGACCAAATTACCGTCACCCCGCGCTGTGGTGCTCTTCATGGGCTTTACCGGCTTGTTCTCTACGACGATACAACCCGTCTCAGCGGCATGAATCTGCGCCAACATCGCCTCGTACGCATTCCTTCCGCCTCCAGGGATTCCGCGGAACACCCTGTTCGCCGGAAGCATCTTCCGCGTCGACATCGCCTGCTTAACCGAACGCTTCGAAGGATGCGTAGTGTGCTTAATGTCTACACACTCGAATCGAGCTAGCGCGTACACTGTAACGCCCTCAACCTCGATGTCAACGTACTCAGGATCTGCTACTTCGAACGTAGCGCGACCGCTCACAGACCCATTCGACCGGCCCTGCTCAACGCCGCCCTTACGACGGCGGATCTCCACACGGGCGGTTGTACGCTTTGTAGCGGCCGGCATTCCGCCGGAGACCTTTCGCATTGAATTCGCAATAATCGCATCAAGGTCCATGTTTTACGCCTCCTTCGTCTCTTCCGTTACGCTAAATGCGTATTTTAATTGCTATGAAATTATTATACATGAGGACACATTGGAATTGCTAGGCTTGGCCTTAAAGATCTTTGTCCGGCTGCTCGGTCTCTGGGCCTTGAAGGCCTCGTTCGACTGCATCCTCGTATTCTTCCATTGTTTGGCACCAGTCGTACAGCGGCGGGCGCTGTTCGAATTCAATCCGCCGCATCCAGGCTGCGTTCGCTTTTTGCTTCTCTTCCCGATTCGCAACCCACTCAGCGATCATCTGCCGCGTAGGCATCGGTTTGGTATCCTCAGCTGCGTTTGCGACGCCAGTGTACTCCGCCATCTCTTCCGGAAAACGCGCCCAAAGGTCTTCCTTTGGCTTATGCGGCGACGTCTTCCGCGCGAGCAGCATGTATTTCTGCCGACTCTGGGTATCGAACTGCGCCAGGAACTTCACCGCAGCGAAACACGTTCGACACACCATGATGTCGACTTCGTTGCCTGTCTCCGGGTTCGGCAGCAAATCTGCTGTCTGTCCCCGAATTACGCCACCACAGAGTTCGCACGTTCCTGCTGTCATTACTTTTCTCCGGTTCCTGATCGCTTCGTAGGCCTTTTGATACGCTTCTTCGTCCGTGTACCGACTTATGTGGCCGACTGACTTCAATGCGTACCGCTCCGCCATATAATCTGCCTGGCAGTCCTTACACTTACCGGTACCGATCTTAACACACAAGGCTCCGCAGCGAACGCAAGCCGTGAACTGGAGCTCAGGATCGTACCTTAATATGATCTTTCTGTGTCCGATTAGGTCTGACATCGTTAACCACCTCCTCCCTTAATTATAGAGTGTAACCTTCTGCCTACACAAGCCGTCAGTTAGAAGTTAAAAGTTAGGACTAGTCGAAGCAAATGATTTGCCTTTTCAGGCGCCTTGGGAGGCGACTACTTGGAAAACCAAGAGAAAAATGATTCGCCTGATCCTAACTGTGAACTCGTAACTTACTATTAAAACTGATATGGATACTATATATTATGTTATACGTGTATATACGTGTTTGTCAGGTCCTATCCGTATGTCCCTTGGGGGATTTAGAGGGATTTTCCGTATTGCCCACGTGAATTATACCGTGTGTATAGCTGCCTTATTATAAGCTACCCCCTAGACTGGCTTTTATAGGTGACAAATAGACTTTTACAGTTGAAAGTAAGACAAATAGGGGCGAATCCCGGGTTATTCGCCCGAAACTCGCCCCTATTGGGCCCTATCCGGACCGGACTAAATCACCGGTCAGTTCTCGTGGCGGAAGCCGTCTCCGCACACGAGTTCGAACCGGTCGCCTTCGCCCCGTCCGTAGCAGAGGGACGTGAGGTCGATCTGGCCGAAGTCAACGCCGGTACCCTTGAGCTGATTGCGGTTGGTGATCGGAACCCAACCCTTGTTTTCGTAGCAGAAGAACCGGTACTCGTCGTCGGGTCCGGCGTTCGTCAAGTCCAGGAACAGGCACCCGTCGACGTCGGACTCCTTCTGGCACGTGTTCCGCTGAATCGACGGCGTCCAGCCTTCGAGACACGGGACGTGCGTACGCGTCGGAAGCTTCAGGTCGGGCTTCGACGTGTTCGGGTACTTGTTCCCAGCCGGCGTCCGGGTAGCCCCGGCACTGGGCGGTGTGGTGTTCTTGTCGGCCAGGGGCCGGCACGCCGAAAGCGCCGCCACGGTCAACAGACAGACTGCCGCCTTGGCAACGGTAGTGCGTCGCATAGTACCTCCAGGGGTGAGCGACGGATAGGACCAACGGACGGTCCGTTAGCCCTACAGGTCGTTCACTCGCGGTCTTTGCGGTTGCCGACGTAAACGCGGCTGACTAGGAAGTAGACTAGTAGCAGGACGGCCAGCAAGCCGGCCGAGATGTCGGGCATTGTTCGTCTCCTTACGTAGTTCCGGAAGCGGCCACCGGGAGGCACTTGTCGTGCCGCCAGGGCAGACTTTTGGCGGGACGCGAACTATGTCCGCAGGGCAGCCTGAAGCCCGTAACCTCCGGGGAGGTTACCGTACTAGCAGTTGCAGGAACCGTTCACGGAGTAGCGGGTGTAGCAGTCGGGGCAGGTCCGGCGGTCGGTGTAACCTCCGTCGATGCTCCGGTCGGCCTTCTCGTCCAGGTCACCCTGCGGTGCGAACCGGCCCTTCTGGAGGGCGTGGACCGCGTGAATGCGGGGCCCGGACGATCCGGCGAGCGGGTAGGCCGTCGTACTCTTCGCCTTGATGGCGGAGATGTAGGAACGTTTCGCCATTTTCATGATCCTTTCCAGGGGGAAACGATTTTCCGGATCTTGCGTGTGAGTGGAGTTGTGGGCCGGCCCCCGTCCGGTGTTACCGGATCTTGCTGGGGAGGTTACTTGATCTTGCGGGAAGCGATGACGCGTGCGACGAAGGCGGCAACCTCAGCCTCAGTGAACGTCTTGGCGCCCGGGACGCCGTTGATCCGACCCGACTTGCGGTAGCCGTACATCGCCTGCGGCGCGACCGGCTTGACGTCGTACTTGGTCTCGTCGAGCTGCGCCAGCGCGTCGTTGATGACGTGGTGGATCGCGTAGGCCGTCCAGATGCCGTCTGCCCCCGCCTCACGGCGGCGAGCGACTGGGAGCGGCTGAGCGGTCTCGGAGGCCTTCAGGATCTTGTTGATGTCAATAGCCATGATCTTTTCCAATCTACGAATGAGTTAGTAAGTACCTATGCGTAGACGGAGGCCGACTCATAACCCCACTCACACTGTTTAGTTTTCAAGGAACGAGTTATAAATGAATTAATAAATTAATTAAGAATTAATTAATTAATATTTAATTTATTAATTTATTTATAACTATAATATAGCAGCAATTTCAAGATCCTTAAAGGGTCGCTCCGGTCTAAACAAAGGTCGTAGAACCATGCATGTATAACATTGTTAGCCAGTAAGAGAAGTGAAGCGATGCGGGAGAAGACAGTAGCGTAGAAACTGCCCGGTTGACTTCAGCTAGTGTACCAGTTATAATCAAGGTAGGTAGTCCAAGGAGGACATTATGCCCAGTACGCCAGACTGGATCCCAGAGGAAGAGCTTGCGGCTCTTGCAGCGGGACCGGCTCCGAGTACCATGAGCGGGAATACCGCGGAACAGCTCGCCATGCAAATCTTCCGCGATCACCTGCCACTGGCTGCTCAGGTCATCTGTGACATCGCTGTCAACAGCGATAACGAGCGTAACCAGATGCAGGCCTCGAAGTACATCGTTGAGCGCGTCATGGGCCGGACTCCAGATGCACGAGTCGACAACGGCGCTACCGACCCGCTCGCGAACATCTTCACGGACGTGCTGCGAGAGCCTACGGCAGACGAGCGCGCACAAGGGTCGCGAGTCACGCGGCTCAGCACAAGCAAAGAGTAGTAGAAGCTCTTAGGTTAGTTAGACTCAGAAGAGACCGAGTCTAACTAGGGTCTAACTAGAGTTCATACTACCCCCAATAGCTCTATAGGGGTAGCTGGGCTAGCGAGGTTAGACTTGAAGATAGACACGAGTGTAAATCCGCCGTGTGGAGTTCTGAAGGAGGCAGGGATGCCGCTGCAGTCGGCAGTACGGACGAAGCGCCAAGGGCGCACGAATGTAATACTCCGGAATACAAAGGGTAAGACGCGGGCTGGTGTTGTGTTGGCGGCGGCAGCGAATAAGCTGATCCCGACGAACCTGGGTGCGACGCCTGTTGCCTCGGGTGGCACGTTGGCCGATGGCTCTTATTCCTACAGGGTGTCTGCAACTGTCGGTGGCGTCGAGGGTCTGGCTTGCGTTGCGGTCAGCGCGACTGTGTCTGGTGGTGCTGGCGCTGGAAGCGTGCAGTTGTCTTGGACGGCTGTGGCTGGTGCAACCGCTTACCAGGTCTACGGTCGGTCGGGTTCGTTGCTCCAGATCGTGTCGCAGGCTGGTACGACTTACACGGACACGGGCTCGGTGACCCCGTCGGGTGCGTTGCCGACGTTGGCGAAGAACACCGCGACGGTTGCAACGCGGTATTCCAACAACCCGCCGAAGAGCGGTGTGACTGGCGTCGTGCAGGCTACTGCACTTCGCGGGGCGACGACCGTGTATTTCCTGCGGTTTGGTTCACCTGCTGGGTACGCACAGCCGCAGAGGTCGTAATGGCCTGGAAGCCTAAGGTCAATCGACACATGACGGTTCTGGTTCAGAAAACCGTCGGAGGCAACGCAAACTACGTGAAGCGTCGGCCGGCTGTGATCACGGCGATCGTGTCGGGAACTACGGTTAACGGCCGGACGAAGCACGTAGGCATTACCCATTCGTCCGTGACGCAGCTCAGGAATCATGTCGTGACGGCGCGTGGTGGCAACTACTACATGGGTTAGGAGTTCGCATGAAGCTCACCGCAGTGGAGACCAAGGCGTACAAGACCGCGGTCACGTTCGTGGGTACGGCGCTCACGCTGGCGTCCACTCTTGGACTTCCACATCCGTGGGACATTATCGTCGGCCTCGTTCTTGGCGCTGGCACTACCGCTGGCGTGTTCGTGGTGCGCAACCCGCTGACTAGTGCAGTCGTTGAACAAGCGGATGGCACCGAATCTAATCTGTCGGTCAAGTAACGGATCTTGTGAGTCACGTTAAATTCATCTCATGAATTTAACGTGACCACCTATATAGATATATAGGAAAGCAAAGCGTACCCGCGATTATGGTGGAAGGGAATGAGCTATGCCGTTGCCCGCGGATCTCACGGTCGTGACCATTACTGGCACGTACCTTGATGACCTTGGAGCGCCACTCTCGGGTACAGTTACGATCGCAGCCTCACAGGTCCTGCGGAATACACCTGATAACACCTTCGTGGTTATCGGATCGCACACTGCCACGTTGGATGCGAATGGTCACTTCGCGCTAGCCCTTCCGGCGTGTAATGACCCAGACTGGATTCCGCAGGGCTGGACTTACTCGGTCACGGAGAAGCTGAGCGGTCACATCGAGCCGAACATGTACAATGTGATGGTGCCCTATAATCAGGGTTCCACCATTGACCTGACGGACCTTGCACCAGTGCCTGCTGTTACTGCACCGCCGATTTACGTACTCTTGTCCCAAGTGGGACTAGCTAACGGAGTAGCAAGTCTTGACGGTTCAGGGAACGTACCACTGGCCCAGCTCAACAATGTATCCGGTGGTGCGACGCCTTCCGGAACTGTAGTTACTGAGGTTGGATATGGACAGTCAGCAACAGCGGGTGCGCTCGGTTCATACAGCCGAGGGGATCACACACATGGAACAGTCGCAGCACCCACTCCAGGAAGTATTGGCGCTCAGCCAGTCGACGCCGGTCTTACCGCCCTTGCTGGTCTCGACGCGACCGCAGGACTGGTCACCGAAACCGCGCTCGATACTTATACAAAGAGGAGCCTGGTCGCAGGCTCAAGTGCTGTCAGCATTACGAATGGAACAGGAGCGGCAGGCAACCCGTCGATCGATCTAAACACCCTGCTCAAGGCGATAGGTGCTCTTGCCTCGACAGGGTTCATTACACAGACTGCAGCAGGCACCGTTGCTGAGCGGCTTTTCGCGGCATCTAATGACGCGCTGACGATCACTAACGGTGATGGCATTGCGGGTAACCCTACGTTCGCCTCTAACTGGGCAGAGCCGCTTGGCACCTTTGATGCAACCGATCAGGGGCTACTGGCGTGGGCCTTTGACGTTGCAGGCATTGGTGCAGCGTCCGCGAACCCAGGTTCAGGCAACGTTGCAATTGTAAAGGTGCCATGGCGAGGACTTCGTACCATTACAGGTATCTTCCTTGGCATTGGAACTGCTGGTTCAGGTCTTACCGCAGGACAATCACTCGTAGGCGTTCACAACTCCTCCGGTGTGCTTCTCGGGTCCTCTGCAGATCAGTCCGCGTCCTGGGCATCTTCGGGCCTGAAGAAGATTCCACTGACAGGAACTATTTCGCCTGCAGGCAGCACTAACGGGTTCCTGTGGATCTCTATCTTGTCAGTGGGCACCACAACGCCGTTGTTCTGGCGCGCGCCTTCTGGTGGTCCAGGTACCTCGGACTTTTCACTCCAGGCACCAGCAGCTCAATCACGGTTCGGCGTTGCAGCTACTGGCCAGACTGCGTTGGCTAGCTTTACACCATCAGGCATCAACAACAACGCAGCCGGTGGCCTAAGCATTTGGGCCGGACTATACTAGAAGGAGGTGCACATGCTGCCAGTACCGAAGGGCGAACCATTCGGCGGTAAGGTAGTCGATAAGGCTGCATACTTTCGTCGCATTGGATATGCACCTCATCCGAAGCAGGCATTGTTCCACAATAGCATGGCGCGCTTCCGAGCGCCTGTGTGCGGTCGACGGTTCGGTAAGAGCACGATGGCGGGTAAGGATGTACAGCCAGAACTCTTGATCCCAGATCGTCGTGGCTGGATCGTTGGCCCGACTTACGATCTTGGCGAGAAGGAGTTCCGTGTTATCTGGGACGACATGATCATCGGCCTAGGTCTTGGACGCGACAAGAGAATCAAGCGGGCGTACAATAAACGGTCAGGGGAGATGTACCTTGAGTTCCCTTGGCAGACTCGAATCGAAGTTCGATCAGCTGACCACCCAGAAAACCTTGTTGGTGAGCGACTCGACTTCGCGATCATGTCCGAGGCGGCTAAGCATAAGAAGGATACCTGGGAGAGGTACATTCGTGCTGCTCTTGCCGACCGCCGAGGAGGAGCCACCTTCCCGACCACGCCAGAAGGCTACAACTGGCTTTATGACCTCTGGGCACTTGGTCAACGGCCGGACCGTCCTGACTATGCTTCGTGGCAGTTCCCCTCTTGGGACAATCCTGCTATCTACCCCGGTGGAAGGCAAGACCCCGAGATCCTCCTGATCGAGAGCACGACGCTTGTACCATGGTTCTTGCAGGAGATTGCAGCAGAGTTCAGCGCCTTCGTTGGTAAGATTTACGAGGCGTTCAAGGAGATGACGCATGTTAAGGCTCACAAGTTCAATCCCGCTTGGCCCAACTACATCGCCTTTGACTGGGGGTATACGAACCCACTCGCAGCGATCGAATTTCAAGTTGATCCGTGGGATAATATTTACGTCTGGCGCGAGCACTATCGGGCTTACCTCACCCTTGACCAGCACCTCGAGATCATAAAGAACCGCGAGCAGCCAGAGGGGTATCGTCTTGATCTTGCTTTTGGCGACGCCGCTGATCCTGGTGCGGCGATCACGGTGTCGACGAAGCTTGTGCCATGCTTCGCAATGCCGGAAGCAAAGAGCGGTATCGAGAAAGCAGGCAGGTCGGAGTCGGGCTGGCGTGAGGGCGTCGAGCTCGTCAACTCATTCTTGAAGATGCGTCAGATTGGGGAAGCTGATGAGTACGGTACACCGTTGGAAGCGCCTAAGCTCACGGTTGATCACAGTTGCATCAATACTATTCGTGAGTTCAATAACTACCGTACCGCCGGCCTCACTCGTAGCAGCGACCGCAACCCTCGCGAGGCAGCACAAGCTTTTGACGATCACGCGCTAGATGCAATCCGTTACGCACTCATGCACCTTTACAAGCTGGGATGCCGCGGTTCTCTCGCTGACGTATACAGTGTTGAGGACTTTATCACAGCGCCCGGTACCTTCACTGGTAGTGCCGAAGGCACAAGTGGGTACTTCAACATGTCCGATCTCGAGCACTTCTAACAGAGGTCATGATGACTGAGCCGAATGATGACAGCGGGCGTGTGGAGCCTCGTTCAGATGGGGACCCGGGGTCGGTCGCCTTGGCTGAGGTGCTCGCCGAGAACGCTGTTGTGCACATTGACGATGACTTGCGGTACATGGTTGTCACACCTAAGGTGGGCGATGGTACTGCAGGCTACAATGCTCTGGTCGAGGTGTACAACGACGATCAGAGATCAATTGCACTGCGCGATCCTGGAATTAATAGGGGTGTGGCTACGAAGGAGATGGGCTATACTTCGCCATCTCCCTTCACGTCGTGGACCCGTCGTGATGATAATATCAAGTTGCAGGGTCAGCAGGGCATTCAGATCTTTTACAACATGCGCCGGTCTGATGGCGCAGTGCGTGCATCGCAGCGTCTGCTCAAGACGCCTATCCTTGGTGCTCACTGGTTCGTTGAACCGTGGGCAGAGGATGAGCACACACCTCCTACGACGCAAGACAAGAACATTGCCAAGTTCATTGAGCGTAACCTCTTCGACGATTTGAATGTATCGTGGTCGGTCTTCTTGCAGGACGCTCTGCTGATGACTGACTACGGTTACATGGCCTTCGAGAAGGTGTATGCTTACGGCGATGATGGCAAATTGCACCTGACCAAGCTCGGTCCCCGACACCCGTTGGATATCCAGGAGTGGGAGTATGACCCTGAGGGTGGGCCAAATGGCTGCATTATGTATCCCAATCAGTACAGCGGACCTTCGCCAATCAGTCCTGGTACGGGCATGGAACCGTTCTCAGAACGATTCATTCCAATTAGTAAGCTCGTCGTGTTTACTCACGAGCCCGAAGCAGGCGATCTGAACGGTATTTCCGTTCTGCGATCTGCGTACAAGCACTGGTACTACAAGGATACGTTGTACAAGATCGATGCCATCCAGAAGGAACGTCATGGTATTGGTATTCCGATCATCAAGCTACCTCCGGGCTTTAGTACGAAGGATCAGCAACTAGCGGACAACCTAGGACGTAACCTTCGTACGAACGAGAGGGCACACGTCACACTGCCGCCTATGTGGGATCTGGTCTTCGCTAAGCTCGAGGGTCAGCCGGTCGATTGCCTTAAATCGATTGAGCACCACGACATGCGTATCAAGTCGAACGTTCTTGGTTCGTTCTTGGATGCAGAGGGTGGCACGTCTGAACCGAACACTGACATCTTCATGAAGTCGACTCGCTACATTGCTGACCAGCTTTGTGACACGATGAACAAGTACGTGATCAAGCAGCTGGTCGACATCAACTTCACGCTTGGTGTTGGTCGTGGTTACCCGAAGCTTCGCGCACGTCGTATTGGTGAGTGGGACGATCTGCGTACGCTATCCTTCGCAGTTCGTAACTTCATTGGTTCTGATGCAATCCGGGCTGATGATATTCTCGAGGCGCACCTTCGTCGCGAGATGGACCTTCCTGCAGCTGATACTAAGAGTGCACGTACGCCGGTCAACGTTATGGCTCAGCGTGCAATGGCTGCTGGTACTGGTGATGCTCTGGATGGTGCATCGGCTTCGGTTGCAGCAGATGCTGCAAAGCAGCCTAGTGCTTCTGGGGCGCCTAAGCAGGATGCAGCTAACAACAAACCTGGCATGCCTCGGCAGACTTCAAAGGCGAATGTTGGCTTGCCTGGTAAGAATGCCGGACAGGATCGTGCCGGCGGAAAGTGATAAAAATTGCCCCGTTGATTAACTAGTGTGTTCACGCTATAATCAAAGTAGAACGTTCCGGAACGGAGTCAGTACGAATGTCAGTTTACAACCCGACGGGTTCTGGTAACGTTCACACGGACCGCGTCATGAGCGGGAGGAAGCCAGTGGCTAAGGGTATGGGTTTCAAGGCGGCTGCCGCGTCGGTGGCCAAGAAGGGTGTTCCGGCGAAGCAGGCTAAGGCAATCATTGCCGCTGGTGCTCGTAGTGCGAGCCCTGCCGCTAAGAAGGCCAATCCTGCTCTCAAGAAGGTCGCCGGTAAGGCGATGGGTGAGAAGGTTACCAAGCCTGCAAAGCCTAAGGGTGGTCAGCTCACTGAGGTCACGAAGCCGGCCCCGAAGAAGGGTTATGCGGGCGGTGCGAACATGTGCACCGACGTTGAGAAGCCGGCGAAGAAGGGCTTCAAGGGTCCTGCACCTCAGTTCACCGAAGTTCACAAGCCTGCAAAGAAAGGCTTCACTGGACCGTCGTCGCAGTTCGCCGAAGTTACGAACCCGGCCAAGGCGGGTCGCCTCGGTGTGTCGCTGACTGACACTCCTCGGCAGGCACGAGCTGCAAAGACTGCAGCGCAGCGTACCGCTCGCATGCGCTCTTCGGCACCTTCTCGGGAGTACTAATGGCGACGTACACTAACTACGTCGACCTGCGTACGGTCGAACTCGGTGAGAAGACCTGGATTCAGCTCGCGAAGCTTGGCGAGTACAAGCACCCGTTGCACGGTGCGTTGAAGTTCACCACAGATAAGTTCAAGCAGTTCGTGGACAACTTCAAGAAGAACGTCCGCGGTATCGATATCGACATCGACTACTCGCACAAGAACGATCCTGCACACGGACACGAAGCCGCTGGTTGGCTGAAGGACGTGAAGGTCGACGGCGATACGCTCTACGGCTTGGTCGAGTTCACTGACGATGCAGTGACCGATATCAAGGGAAAGAAGTACCGTTACTTCTCGCCCGAGTACGCCGATGAGTGGACCGACGCGAACGGTGTCACGCACAACAATGTTTTGCTCGGCGGAGGTATCACGAACCGACCGTTCTTGAAGAACCTGATGCCGATCAACCTGTCCGAACTCAGCTTCAACGAGCCGGACCTGTCCAACAAGAAGGAGAACGAGGTGGACCCGAAGCAG